TGGCAGGGGATGAGGGATTCGAACCCGCAGGCAGTCGGCTAAAATGGCTTTATTTTTTTAAATTTCCGTGGTGTGCCGATTTTCGTGCCGATTTTTACAATTTCGGGAGCACAACATCGAAGTCCGTCAGAGCTTCACGCCGAACCGATTCTTCGTCCTGAAAAACACCCATCCCGACGAGCTGCCGCATGAGGTCTTGTATTGCTTCTGTGCGGATCACCCGTTTCTTCTCTGCATAGTAGAACTTTGGGATTTCGAAGTAGCTTTCGAAGAATGCTGTCACGCGTTGAAGGTAGTTACCGCCCATCCTTCCTCCCTCCGCGTATAGCGCAGATCAGCGACCACTCACCATTGGGGATAATCTGCATCGGATGTCCATACCCACCGTAGGATTTGGATCGGTCGAGTTCATCCGGTGTTTGAGGTTCGAACACAGTTTGATACTCTGCAAATTCTTCATTCCATGCCTTCCCAAGCGCCTCGAAGAACAGTTTCCTAAGTCGTTTGAACTGCCGGCTCCGTTCCAGGCCGTCCATCTCTTCCCATTTCATCGACCGCTGCTCCCGAAGCCGTTGTCTCCACGTTCTGTCTTTTCAAGTGACTCCACTTCCAGCAGCTCGACGCGCTCATACGGAATGATTATCAGCTGTGCAATCTTGTCGCCTTCTGAAACGCAGTACATTTCGTCGCTGGTGTTGACCAGCGTCACCATGATTTCGCCCGTGTAGCCGACATCAATCGTCCCAGAGCAAAGGATGCCGTGGTTGCGGAGCAGGCCGCTCTTGGCTCTGATCGCTCCGAAGTAACCCTTCGGGATCTCAATATGGATTCCAGTCGGGAACGTGCATCTTCCACCGGCCGGGATGTAGTTTCCTTTGGACGCATACAGGTCCATTCCTGCATCGTCCTGATGTGCATATGTCGGTGTCTTCGCCCCCTTGTCTTTCACGTAACGCACACGGCTGTCCTCAAACTTTGCATTTTTGAGTATGCTCGCCGCAAGTTGCTCTTGTATGCCGTGCATGTCTTCGTGCTGCTGCATGAGGGCTCCCTGCAGAAACCCGCGCCAGTATGCGCAGGATGTTCCGTTTTGGTCTGGTTCTGCGTCTATGTGCCTCATAGCAGTGCCAACCACCGTTATCTTATCTTCGTACATTACCGTTTCCCCTTCCCTGCGTAGTTGAACTTCTTGATATACGGATTCCGATCAAAGAACGGCGTGAAGTTCTTTCCGTATGCCTTTTTCAGAACCCGGTCGATTTGCTCCTGCTTGTAATCTGCTTCTGCGCGGCCTGTCCACGCATCGCCATATTCCTCGTCGAGTTCCATCACTCGACGGGCGATCTTTTCCAGGCGCTTTTCACCGAAGCCTTCTTCGTATAGTGCAATGCCAAAGAAATCAGCTGCCTTTTGGAATCCGGTGTCTACGCCAATCTGCAGTTCAGTATCTCTGGCAATTTGAAGTCGCTGCGCATAGGTAAGTCCATTAGCCATCGTTTCCTCCCTCTGTATAGCAGGAACGGATTTTTGCCCCGTTCCAAAATGTGAATTCAACCGTATAGAAGCGGCCCTTCGGATGCACGTATATGACTTTCCCGAAGAGCAGTTCTTTGTCCGTTGGTCTACCGATTGTTTTGTCCGGCGAGAAGTTAACCAGACGCTTTACGGTTTGTCCGACCTGTACCACTTTTCTTTCCTCCGTCCTGCGGCCGATAGACGCGGCCGTCCTTGTAGGCTTTATATCCCGCTTTCATCATGCTTCGGATGGTGTCATCGTCGTAGATGCAGGACTCATGTTCTGTCATCATCATGCCTTTACCATCCAGTGCGCGGACAATTTCAAACTTCATCCTGTTCGTCCTCCCGCGCACTTTCAATGAGATCTCTCATCGTGGATTTCCGGTAGTTTTTCTTGATGAATGCCGCAATGGGGGCTTCTTCTGGCGAATCTTCGATTTCTTTCAGGCACTCATCGTGAACATACGTCGAGAATCCATCGAACCATACAGTGTCGTTTAGATAGATCTCACCGGCGCACCAAGCGCAGCTGGCAGCAGGTGCTTCTTGCTGCACGTCAACATACATCATTGCTTTTCACCGAGTTCTCTTTCTGAGATGGATTGACGAGCATCATGTTTTCACGCATTTCATTCCTGAGTTTTGTATATCCTGGCATGTCTGGAGTATGTTCCTCTGCACAAGCCTGATGTACACAATATCCTGAGATGAAATAACTTCCATCGTCGAAGTAGAACGATTCTTCGTCTGATATTTCCTCGCCGCACAGTTGGCAGTGCGTGCTAAAAGCCTTATCCCGATATTCTTTTAACATCCGTCTCTCCTTCCAAATCTCCGACGGCTCCCATGCGAATCGATTGTAATAGTGCCTGGACTTCCTGCGGTAATTTTGCCTGTTCGCGTTCTCTCTGCTGAACCGTTCTAAATGACCTTTGAATATTTGATGCCACAACGCTTTGCAATGAATCTGCATCCAGTAATGCCCATTCACTAAGCTGTTGCGGACTTCCGACAATACGTTGAAGCGTAGGACTCAGTTTATCAAACTCTTCCTGCGCACCATATATGCCATTCCGGCACGCAGCAGATATTTTCGCCCACGCTTCCATCTCGGAAAGGTCATCATCTTGTATCAGTTTTCTCATCTGTTCCTTGATTGTGCCAATGTTAGGAGGGAACTCCCGATTGCTTGCCACTATGATAGATTTCACTGCTGCAGCAACGAGCCTCGGGTCATCATCCTCAAACATTGAAGTCCACAAGTTGATTGTGGCGGTGATATCCGAGTCTGACACATTCCTGTAGAAGTTTGGATAGGCCGTTCGTAGCACAGCAAGGATTCTTCTTGTTTCGTCTCTTGTCATACGTCCTCCCGCAAAAATGGATTGCTACTAGATGCTTCGCGCAATGACTGGTTTGTGTTTCTTAAATTACACTGACTACCACCACGGTCCTGTGCCCTAGCCAACCACGAAGTTATGAACGCGCGGACTCCGCGCCGGGTTTTTCGTTTCGTCGTGTTTGATTCGCACCAACCTGCCATCTTGCGAAGTTCTTGCATAACGTCAACGGCAGGGTAAAGTACACTCCACTTAGTCACATCTTCTTCCGTGATATCGAAGAAAGATTTGTCGTTCAGAATTAGAGAGATTACGGGCGGCGTGGAGTCGGACTTTTCCAGCTCCGCGCAAGAAGTATCGTTAGATACTTCTTCTATCTCTTTCTCTATCTCTATATCTATATCTTTCTCTATATCTACGCTGCAATTTTGTTGCAGTTTGTTGCACTTCTGCTGCGCTTGCGTTGCATTGTCGTTGCATTGCAACGCTTTTCGGCGTTCCCGGCATAACCTTGACCTTTGCGTACTAGCTGCTTCAGATTGTGTATTTTCTACAGCATATGGGATAAAAAAGTGAATATCGTCCGACGTCTCCAACAGTCCACACGACAGAAGATATTGGACAGTTACTGTTACGTTTTCCGGTGTTTCGTCGAGCTCCAATGCCAATTCATCGGCAAACGACTTTTCCAGTCCTGTAAACGTGATGATCCCATCGTGTTTCATGGCAACTAGCTGCATTTTGAGGTAGATTATCGTGTATGTATCTCCACCAGCCAGTTTTCGCAACTTTTTGATTCGTTTTGAACTGAAAAAATCGTCTTTCAGTTTCAGCCAGTGGTATCTTTTCTCGCCCATTCCACTACACCTCAAAACGGAAGATCATCCGCATTCTCGTCGAGCATCGTGAATCCGTCCGGAACATCAGATGCCGGCGAAACTTCGGCTCCGCTGGTCTTCGCTGCTCCATCCGACTGTCTGCTTCCGCAGAAGTAAATCTGGTCCGCCAGTATCTCAGCGTTGCGGCGCTTGTTTCCTTCTTTGTCTGTCCATGTGCGGATCTGCAGGCGTCCGTCAACGACTGCCATGCTCCCCTTGTCGAGGTATTTCCCTGCGACCTCTGCTTTCTGATTCCATGCAACCACGTCGAGGAAGTCGGTCTCCCTCTCCTGCCCTTGGGCGACGTAGTCGCGCTCAACCGCAAGCGTGAAACTTGCTACCGGCTTGCCACTCTGCGTCACTCGCATTTCCGGCTTTTTTACAACTCGTCCCTGTATGGTGATTCTGTTCAGCATCTATTTGCTTCTCCTTTGATTTGATCGTTTGCCTGCCTCGCGCCGCTTGTGGCCGTTTGAGGCGAGTTCTGGTTTTCTGTGTCTCATTTCACGTCAAGGTCATTTTCTTCCGCCATGTGGCCTCCAGCGGCCTCACAGCGCTAGTGTGTGACGGTCAAGGCCGTCAAAATCACACTGACCATGATTGCACACCCTCCGACGAGAGCATATCGTATGCGTTCGGTTGATGTGCTGCATCGTTTTGCCACACTGCAAAAGACGCATCCTCCGAAAAGGCAGAATACAGCTGCAAGGATGACCAGCACCCTGGAAAGTGAGTTCATTTCACGCACCTCTTTCCTTCTCGAATGAGCTGTCGCTGACGTTTTGTAAAAGATGCCGTAGGTGAAAGCCTTTTTCGCTGCTGTGCGATTTGAGCTTTGATTGCGGCGTCTTTCTCTAAGAATTCAGCATAGTCTTTACATTTCCCGTGGCAGCCTGGTTGATGTTTCGGGCAATCTTTACACGGGGCGGATATGATTGCTGCCATGCCAGTCCCTCCGTTTCATCTGCAAAAGTACATTCCGTCCTGATAAACTACGATCTCAGTCCCCTGTATGTTTTCCGACTGGAAAATCACGTCATCAGGAAGGAGCTTTTCTCCGAGCAATACACGTTCGGCGCAGCGATATGCGCGCTCAACGGCATCTTTTTCCTCCGGGTTCGATGCTCTGTCTTTCCAAACAACACCGGTTCTGTCGAACACGTTGTACTGAAGCGGCTGCGTCAGCACTTCTTCCATGGTGTTTGGATATCTGGGGTCATTCATGCGGTTCAAAATCACATTTCCGACCATGATACGAGTTTCGTCGCTGCAGTCGTCCCCGCCAGCTTCAGCGTAAATTGCTCGTGCCAAAAGCTCTAAGTCATATGGGTCATCTGTGATAAACCCGCCGTTTCCACCAACACCATCTTTCGTATGAGGTGGATGGCAGAACTGCGAATCGTCAAAAGCTTCTTCGTCATCCGCTTCCTGCGGGGCCTCCTGAATCGTTTCCTCCGGTTCTTCCGGGTCTTCCGGTTCATTCAGCGATTCTTGACTTGCGGCAGCCCTCGTAGCGTCCACCTCGGATGCTGCCTGATTTGCAAGCGCTTGCTCAATGCCACTCTGAAAAATTAGAAGCGTAACCGATATGAGGACGAGGATCACGCAGACACAGAAAAGGAATTTTCTCATGCTACCGGGCCTCCTTCTCTGGCTTCTGCAGTAAGAAGCTTTTGCTTCGCTCTGTAATATTGGCTATTTTGAGCGGACAGCCCTGGATGCGCTGCGTAGTATGCACGTTTCTTGGCTTTGATCTCTTCCGCGTGCTCTGCGTAGTAGCGAAGATTATACTCGCGTCGGTCCCGGTTCTTTTCACGTTCTGCACGACGTTCGGCAGCTTTCCCGTCGTACCAGCCAATGTGTTTGTAGCTCGCTTTGTAGCAGCTTTGACAGCAGTAGTAAGTAACCGCTTCCTTCTTTCCATCCCGTTCAATCATTCTCATAAACGGTGAACCTGCGCTCGTAACTACCATCTGGCCGCATGTTCCGCATGGACGGATGATCGTCAATCGACGGTCAGTCTTTTTTCTTACACTCATATTGCTGTACCAACCGTTCAAGGTAGAACTGTGCTTTTTTGAGGTCTTCCACCGGCTTTCCCTTGAACGGATGCCGCCAGATGTACTTGACTGTCTGCCACGCCAATACCGCCGATACCGGGTCGGACCATCCTTCAACCATCGCATTCAGGGCGTCGATGCACTCAATGGAGCCTTGGCAATAGTGCGTCGGATGATCTACGAAATTTTCAGCCGGTTTTTCGTCTGCGTCCTGATTCATAAATGCGTTGACCTGCGCCATTGGCTTTTTAGCTGGTGCAGGGAGAACCATTTCCTGATTCCAGCATTTCTCACAGAGTTCTGCACTTGCTTTAGACGTTCCACTACACATTTCAAGCGGGAAACTACACATTTCAAGCGGAACAGGAAGAATATCTCTATATGCGTGTGGGCAATAACGTATTCCACCGTAGCAGCTTTTGTTTTCCGCGCCCGGTTCCATTTTCAGCACAAATTCTCTCTGTGTCATTCCTTCACGTCCTCCGTCCTGTAATATCTGCACCCGCAGTCAACTGCCCCGCCGAAGAACTGGCTCGACGCATTGCAGCAGGTGAAATCATCCCATGCGTCGCATCCCACACACGATCTCTGTGTAGTAGTCGGCTCTTCACGCGCAGTTAATGGCGCTGTTCCTTTTCGTTCTGGCATTTTCCATTGTCCTTTCGTTCGAAATACTTACATCCGCAGTTGACGAAATCCGCACAATGTGGGCTGTCTCCGTTACAGCAGGCCCAATTAAACGATTCCCACCACTTGCAGCCTTCGCAGGTATCGTTCATTGTGCCTTCTCCTTGACGAAGTACCGCTTGTACCGCGTGGCATCTCCAAAGCGGTCTGTGGCCGTCTCCCAGACATCCTCAACCTCATAGCCAAGTCTGTGCTTCAAATCCCAAATCCGCGCGCCAAGACGTGTTGTGCCAAGTTCTCTGGTCGCTTCCAGCTGCGTGATAGATCCATGCTGTTTGCAGTAAGCGATAATTCTTTCGCAATCGTTCATGCTGTTCTCCTTTCTAAACGTCGACCCAGTTCCGGCAGAGCATGGCGAGCGAAACATAAGCGATGGCTTCGTCTCCAACCTCTACCCAAAATTTCCCGTACATGCTGACAATGCTGACTTCATATGCTTTTCTGTGCTTCAGGCCGTGATATCCTGTTTTTCCGATGTATCGCATTCGGATTTTGCTGTATTTTTCGTTCATCATTTATCACTCCCTCTATTTTCAGCATACTCATGCCTCCAAATGATTTAGGTCATATGAAAAAACACCCATATGTTCTGCACATACGGATGTTTAAGGAGTATTCATAACTTTTTCTCTATTTTCGTGTCACAGGTGTTGGCTCAACGCCAGAAAAAATTTTTTTGCATTGCATCCCATCGCACGTTTTTGGAATCAGATTACATCGAACAGGCACAGATTGTCGTTCTGCTGAGACTCGTCAAACTCCTTCAGGTAGCCGACCGCATCGCGGAAGTAGTCATTATTGAGCTCGATGGTGTAGCCACGTCTGCCGGCCTTGATGGCTTCCAGTGCAACGGTCCCGAGTCCGCCGAACGGGTCAAGCACCAAATCCCCAGGGTTGCTGTACCGGTTGATGAGCCTGTCGACGATATCTAGCTGAAGCGGGCAAACGTGGTTCTCTTTCCGTCTCTGGCTCTGCGTCGTGTTGAGCGTCCGCATTCGGTTGATATCGTCCCACACTTGGTCTGTCCAGCTTCCGGGCGCAACTACCATGAACGTGGCCGGCAGATGCCCGTCCTTGTCAAGCTCTTTCGCCAGTTTTACATGCTCGTCATAGCTGTAAACGGAATCACGGCTGTATTTCCGATAAATTGCTTGCAACTTTCCCGTGTCAGTATGCAGCAGTTCGTCTTTCGTAATCAGCCGATTTCCGGAACTGCGCCAGAACCCGTGTGCATCGATCTGCCATTGAGCGCGTGTGTATTCGTCCTTCGTCTTGGATACGCGCTCATCTGCATATGCTTTGGAGCGGTCGGTTGGAAGCTTCCGGAATAGCAAGATGTACTCCGGGCAGCCGACACCCATTTTTGTCCCGTCCTTGCACTGCTCAGACCATCCAAGCCGGTACGTCTGGTTGTTCTCTCGAACGACGTCCGTAACGACCGTAATCATGCCAAAGTACGCAAAACCGTGCTTCATGTAATGGCTGATACACATGGCATGAAACGGCTCCATCGTCGGCATACCGGTTCCGGTCGCGTTGCCGAAAAGAACGCGGTCTTTTACATGGCAGCAGAAGACACGTCCAGGTTTCAGCACGCGCAGAAGGTTCGGGGTCAGATAGTCCATCTGCTCAAAGAACTTTTGCGTATCTTCGTTGTGACCGAAGTCGTTATAGCTTGGTGTGTACTCATAGTGATTTGAAAACGGAATCGATGTGACAATCAGATCGACGCTGTTGTCCGCCATCTTTTCCGTTTCCTCGCAGCAGTCATTGTTGACCGCAATCCAGTTTTCGCCTTTGATCTCCACTCTCTCAACTCCTATGCTTCTTTCCATTTCCTGTTTCATGCGTTCGCCTGAGAGACCATATTTCTTGACAATATCTCGCATCTGCTCCTGCATGTAGTCGTGTTGCTTCCATTTCTTTTGAAGCACGTCCCAGATTGGAATCTCCGCCTCCGTGTAGATGATGTCCACAATGACCTTCTCCGTCTGTAAAAAGCGGTAGCAACGGTGAATGGCCTGAATGAAGTCGTTGAACTCATAGTCGATCCCAACGAAAATCATTCTGTGGCAATGCCTCTGGAAATTGCATCCCTGTCCGGACAGCTCCTTCTTCGTCGCAAAGAGCCGGATTTTGCCGTCCGAGAAGTCAATCACACGGCGTTCTCGCTCGTCATAGTCCATCGTTCCGTAAATCTCTACGGCCTCTGGCATAACTCTGTGAATTTCGTGCCGCTCCGCTTCAAGATCGTGCCAGAGGATAAAGCTTGCGTTTGGGTCACTGTCGACGATTTCTTTTGCTAAACGGACTCTTGCAGCTATTGTCTCACGTTTTTCGCGTGATGCCTCCTGAAGGTTTGTGGCAGAATCGTTCATCATCTTCACTTGACCATCCCGGTCCGTGATCTTTCCGAATTCGTCGTGAACAACATGCGTTCTGACTTCGAGTCCAGGAAGTTCATATCCCTCGTCAGAATATCCGAGGTCTGACGGTTTTCCAAGGAACAGCGCCCATGAACTGACCCACAGCCAGAATTCTTCTTCACGGTGGGGATAGAGGGTCAGGTTGTTGGCCTTGGTGCTGTCCCGCTTGAAGAACCGTGTAAGGGCCTGTCCGGTGTCCATGACTTCGAGATATCCTGCATAGTGGATGATCTCTTTGTACTTGTTCGGTGCCGGAGTGGCCGTTGCTACCATCTTGTATTTGACACCCTTGAACTTTTGGAGGAACGTCTGATAGGTCTTGCTTCCAAACGAGCGCAGCACCGACGCTTCGTCAAGGCTCGTCGCCGCGAAGTACGCCGGGTCGATATCCCCGTCCCGGACGCGCTCATAGTTGGTAAGCATGATCTCCACCCCGGCATTCTCGCGTACCTCCTGCATCGTCCGTACATAGACCGGCTCTTCGTATCCCAGAATATTCACGGCGTCCCGCTTGAACTCCTGTCGAACGCCAAGCGGAAGCACAATCAACGCTGGCCTTCCTTCATGTTTCGCGGCATGATGGCAGAACTCCCGTTCCTGTACAGTTTTACCTAATCCGAAACTCTCGAAGAGAGCTCTTCTGCCACCCCGCAGCGCCCAGCGCACTGCGTCTCTCTGGTGCGGTTTCAGCGCTTGATTGATATCTTCTTCCGGAACGGAAAAGCCGCTCACCGGAGCTGTCTCGATTTTTGATTTCAGAAATTCCAAGTATTTGCTGTTCATCTTGTCTCCTATACAAACACAGTGTCATCCAAGACCTGCGCATTGTTTGTGATTTTAACTGTCATATCGTCTGTCAGCGTAATAATGACTTCCGCTTTAGATGCTGCAAATGGCAATAAGGCAGATTTATACTCTTTACAGACCATCCGTTTCCCATCTTCCATTGTGAACTTGTTCCCGCTTGAATCCTTGTACACGCAATCTGGATTGCACGTTGCGAGTTTTGCGTATCTTCCGATAAATGTCGGGGACATCTCTGCATACTTCGGGTACTCTTTCACGAAACGGTCATATTCCACTGGAAACAGTCTTTTGAATTGGTGCAGGAAATTCGGTACGGTTTCATCCGCATATTTCGTGACAATATCTCCGCACATATTTCGTGGGTTATAGCCAAGTACGTTGTCCAAATTGTCCGGTGTCAGCATTGGCCTGTCCACTAGTAAATGTTGATTTGTGAATATCGCCGTTGATGCGTTCAGTCGTCTTCCGTCCAATTTGAGGTCAACGTAAGGAAGATTCAGATACGCCATATCTCCAATGCGAATTACATACCAATAGGATGGGTATCTGAGTTTACGATATTCTGGCGAATGCCGCGCTGCGTCTGTCACAGTGTCATAGCGTTTGCTCTGTTTTGTGCCTCCATCCACTTTTTCAACTCTGCCAAGTTCACACCGTCGGTTGAACGGTATGGTAACGTTCAGGCATTTTCCCTCGTGGTATGCGGAGCATTCCTGCGCGTGATCGCAGTAAATATATTCTGCCCGAAGCCGGTTATTTCGTTTTCCTTCGCCGTAGAGAGCAACGTTTATGAGCGCCATTTATTGTCCTCCTTTTCCAAGGGAGCAGAACCCATCCTCCGGCATATTAAGGCCGGTCGCGTCACGGAAGCCGCACCTAACATATGTCCCACACCACGAAATTTCTGCCCGGCGGCCATCACAGTCCCTGCAGCGTGTAACCTGTACTGCGTCCACTGCCGGCAGTCGGCTGATCTCAGCAAATGCCGCAGCATAGTCCCCAGATGTCCGGCGCACGATTTCGAGCGCGTCTTCCCTGTAAATCAGCTGCTTGTCCATCATGCTTCACCGTCCTTGATTTCGGCCAGCCAAAAATCACGGCGACATTTTCTGCATTCTTCCTCGTCTCTCACAAGGCAGCAGAGAGCATCGTCGTCTTTATTGTGACATCTTTTATCTACGACGATCGGACAAATAGGGGACATCCCGTCAATTTCAATTCTCGCATTCGGGAACATCTTCAAAAACTCGCTCTGCCTCGTTTTAACAGGATGTTCTTTTGACCATTGCTCAACGATAGGAACCAGATCAATAGCTTTTGCACATAATGTTGCGCAATATGCAACTTTGTTTCCAGGGCAGTTCATGCACCTACTCATATAAAAATTGCACATCCTAGTTCGTTCTTTTAAGAATTCAACAGCATCCATATCTCCGTCCTCCAATTATGCTTCTTCGTCCTTGATTTCGGCCAGCCAAAAATCACGACGACAATCAGGGCAGAAACTAACAATTTTTGAGCATCGACCAGTCTCATCGCGAAACAACGAGCTAAGTTTGGCAGGGCAAATCTCAAGAACGCCTTCATAAAGCCTAGCATCCGGCCACTGCTTCAAAAACTCGCTCTGCCTCGTTTTGACCGGGTGTTCTTTTGCCCACTTCTCGACCGCAGCAACACATTCCTCTGCGTTGTTGGTGAGATCGTTCATATGGCATCCGCGTCCAATATCGTCAAGTGGACAGCCTACACACGGTTTTCCCGTAATGTTGTGCTTAGAATCAAAAGAATCGCACATTCTCGCATATGCTTTGATATACGTCACAGCATCCATTTTCCATCCTCCTACATCCAGACCATATCGCATTTGTTGTCCACGCAGTCCTGCAAGATTGCCTTGAAGTCTCGGAACATTGCGCAGTCGCTCCGGCCGGCATAGCCGTAGCAGATGTTGTCATCGTAGTCCCCGATGACCTTCAGAATTTCCTTGCAGGCTCCGTAACGCGTCGTAGCTTCGCTGTCAGGGGCAAGCAGGAACTTCACAACTTTTACGGGAAAGTGGTTTTCTGCAAGTATCCTGTCTGCTTCCGTGGCCCAATCTTTCCAAAACTTCTCTTCCACTTCCGGTTGCATGATGATCGGCGCGTTACAAAGCTTCTCGTAGTGACCGTAAAACGGTTCTCCCATGAGTTGTGCCACTTTCCGCCGCAGCTGCATGAATCCGCCGCATCCAAGGTCAATTTCCCGACCAGTTTTCTTGCATTTAATCGTTACGCCCATATTCTGTCACCATCCATATCCATCCCCTCTGATTTCAATTTTGCCATCAACAGTGAGGCGAGTGTTGCTGTCATCCCACGTCACATGGCACGAATTGCATTGGGCATTTATAACTCCAACGGCTTCTTCTCCGCACTTTTTCCCATGCTTCGACGGTCTCCCGTTTTTCAAAATCGGGGAGTCGCGCGAGTAGGAGTAAAAGTCCACAAGAGTCATCCGTCCGCCGCAGTGCGGGCATTTATTTGCCAAGACCCATTCACCGTTCATCGCTTGCCTCCTTTGGCTCCCCGTAGTTGCAGAACCCGTCTGGTACTGGATCGTCCAGCCCGCGCCTGTTCGCGCAGTATGGGTCATTCTCGTTGTTCTGACGGAAATCTTTGCAGTCTTTGCACCGCGTTACCTTGACGGCATCAACGGTCGGAGCATTCTCCAAGATACCCCGTAGCCCGTGATAGAACTGCTTTGCACGGGAGAACAGTTCCATGCAGTGGATATAGACGGACAAATCATCATCTATGCTCATGTGTTTCTTCAACTCTGGGATTGTCGAGCAGTACATTTTCTCCATGATTTCTCGCTGTTCTTTGATAATCGCATCAGCGTCGGTCAATCGCATTTGTTGTCCTCCTTTCATGCTTCCGCGTATTTCTTATCAAGGATGCTCATGGCCTTCTTCCACGCGCGATCTCCGATGTGCAGTTCGGCGGGGAAGTAGACTCTCTCAAGTCTGTTGATTTTTGCGGCAGTCAGTATCGATCTGCCGTTCTCGTCAAGAAGGTCTAGCAGGTCCTGATCTTTGATGTAATACACCATTTCAAAGTTCCCCCTCTGGCACACCGAACATCTCTATGATTTTTTTCATGACCTCACCGATTTCCGGTTTTCCATCATACAAGTAACCTTCAATGGAATAATCGGACGGTTCTTGGAGGTTCCAGTTGTTCTTTACTGCATAGTCGATCATGTCCTTGAACAGCTTGCTCAAGTCTTCCATTGTGGATCGATATACGGCATATGATTTGCGCGCCGTTTCCAGTTTGCGCTCGACCGCTTCGAAAAGAACTTCATTTACAGATTTAGACATATGGTGTTCCTCCATTTGCAAGTATTTCTTTCATTCCATCTGGGAGAGCGAATGCCCCCGGCATCAGATCGAGGATTTTTCTTCGCAGCAGCACTTCTGCCTCCCGCTTGGTCAACTGCTTCTCGCGCTGCTTAGGTGGCAGTTCCCCGTTCTTGGCCGCAATGGCTGTCGGGTTATGTTTGTGCTGACCCATTCTATTTCTCCTTCATCAGTGGTGCGTCCTCAAATTCCATTTTTCGAGTGCGGCCGGCCGTTCGTCTTTCACGACTTTCACTTCTCCATAGTCTGAAAATTCAACTTCTACCGTGTAATCGTTCTTTGGAGTTCCGACGCCGCACTTTGTGCAATGGATTCCAAACTGCCAGCCGCGCCGTGTTCCGAACTCAAAACTTGCTTTTCTGAAGAATTTTGCTTCACCTCCGCAGAACGGGCAAGGTTTAAGGTTCGTCATTTCCATTCACTTCCTTTCTCGCTTTTACAATTTCCCGCCGGGAGCTGCGCCACATCATCAGGAGCATTTCCTGGAGCGGCCTTTTTCTGTCGATGCGGCGAACACGCTGCACCACTTTCAGAATGTACGGCAGGAATTTATAACTCAGCTTTTCCGGGCACAGAACGCCAACGCTGTATGGCAGTTCGTCCCGAACCTTTTCGTAGACTTCCAGCGGCATGACGTAGTAGTTGAAATCCCCGATCAGATTGTGACCGTTCTTCGAGTGGAAGTCTTCGACGGAGGACTTGATCTCGTAGCAGTACACATCGCCCTTCTCGATGCCGGACACGCTATTGTTGACCGGCTTGAACTGCATATAGTCCACGCGAATGGGAGAAACGCTGCCGTAGTCGAACGTGACTTCCTTGGCCCAATAGACGCGCGGGTCGTTCTTCGGGTCAATATGTTCTTCCAGCAGTTTCGAAAGCCACTTCGTCGTTTCTGGTCTGTTCATTGTTTGTCGGTGTCACCGGCCTTTCTTGCATTTCTTTTCGCCACGGCTCATATTTGGGCTGCGTAGTGTTTGAGGTATATGTCGATGCCGCAGCTTCGCAATGAGAACACTCCCCGTCGCAATATTCATATCCCGCGCCGCACGGGTGGAGCGCGTAATCACTTCTGAGATATGTCCGCATTTGCTGCCTCTCTTTCTATCCTTTCGCAGAGTTCATCTGCGATGTTAAGCCCGTACATCAGCTCTTCGAATCCGCATCCGGAACCATCACTGAGCACGTCGACATCAACTCCGTGACGTTCCAGCCACTCAGCCACCTTCCGGTTGAGTTCTGCAGCTTTGTAGGAATAGTGTGCAGTAAGCACCATCCACTCGTAGATATACTTTGGTATTTTCAATGCCATTAAGATCTACCATCCTTTTACTCGTTTCAGCTCGTGGTCTGCTTCCTCTCTTGTGAGGAATACAGTTTTGCCGATATTAAAAACGTCTTGCAGCAGGAAGGCGTCCGGCTCAATGTATGGCTCGCTTTTATCCGGATATGTTTCAAATGTCCACTTTATTCTCCACACTGTATCGCCCACCTTGCGCGGCAGGATGATGCACCGGCCTTCCTTCACAGAACGGACACCGTTTCACTTCATCCAATGTGACGCCGCCTCCTTTGCTTCCTCCTGACTAAGAAAAACAACGCTCCCGAAGTTGCTTAGTCTCTCATAGTCTCCGCCATGTCTTCCCTCCAGATAAACTGCATCCGCCATAACATGTAGCGGAATTACGGGCTCCGTGTCCGCAGCCCACACCGTATCGCCGATTTTGCACGGTCGGATGACAATTTGATGGTTTCTGTCTGCCTCAGCCAGCTCGCGGAGGCGATTTGGGATTTTTCCTTTGGCTCCATCCAGTGTCCCGACATAATACGCCATACTGCTTTTAATCGTCTCGTAGCACTCACAGCCAGTGGCGCTACTCTGCGCCATCGGCTCGCCGCATTGTCTGGAGCACGCCCAATAATGGATGCACTCTTCACAGGCTCTTTCAAGATTTTCTTTAGGTGGCATGTTTTATTCCTCCATTCCTTCAAGAACCATTTGTCCCGGCAGCACGCCGTCCTCCAGACTCCAGTGCAGGACGTCTTCGCCGGTCTGCCAATCGCACGGCAGGCCGCGGCTGCGGCGCTCCTCGATCATCCGGCCATAAGCCCGGATGTAGGCATCCCGGTATCCGGGGTAGCGCGCGAGCTGCACCTTCCGGTGCTTGCCCGCCATCGGGCAATTGATGCAGCCCACGCGATCTTCGCCGCAGGCGTAAAGCGGATTCATACAGATCTTTTCTGCTGCGCAGTAATCCCAGATGGATTCGGTCGGCCAATCGATAATCGGATTGACCGTTCGGGTCCCCTTGAGCTGGCAGTTTTCCATCAACATGCGGCTTTCGTCATTGTCGTTCATCAGCGTCAGCCGCTTTTCCTTATTCTTATGAAGCGCTTCCATAACGCCGCGGGATTTGCGCTTTTGCGACTCGGCCCACCGGACGCCGGTCGCGATCCACCTGCCACGTCCGCTGGTCTCTTTGAGCGCCGCGCAGCAGTAGCGCATAATGCGTGTCGGCGGCACCAGCTTCAGCGGGATTAGTCGCCACATGGTCATGTACGTCCCATCCGGCTGCTTGTGCTTATCGATATCGCACGGTACGCCCGCCAGCTCCAGCCTTCGGAATGTTTCCCGCACATGCCAGACGGTCTCCGGCGCATCAGCTGTCGTCAGCGAGTGCAGCACCTCATACGGGATTCCTGCCGCGCCCGCCAGATGCAGAAGAACGTCTGAATCCTTGCCTCCGGAATAAGTGATAACAAGCGGCTGCTTGTACAAGCGCAGGCTCATTTCTGACGCCATTCGTAGCCGCTCCATCGCTGTTTTCTCTAAGTCCATCAGTATCCCTCCAATTCAATCCGTATCATTGCGCTTCCGGAAACAGATCTGCTTCCCAATCTCGAAAATGTCGGCTTCGGCCACTTCATCCGACCAGCAGAATGGCAGGCCGAGTTCGTATGCCTTCATCGTTCCGAAGAAAGCACACTCCCGGCAATCTGCCCCAGGTACTTGCTTCAGCAATTCCGGGACCCTGTAGATCTCGACATCCCGGATTTCTCCATCAATTATCAGTTTCTGCGTCTCATAGCTCTTTTTTATTCCATTCATGTTCCCTCTCCGATTGAAAGCTGGTTCTGCCGGTAGCATTGGAATAGCGTCTGACCCTTATCGTTGAGCATATACGGAAGGAAGATTTCGTCCAGCTGTACCATCTCGGATTCCAGAATCGCCATCTGCGCAGCTACCCAGTCCTTCACGATGCGCCAAGCGACACGCTCGGCCTGATCTCGGTCGCATTTGACTTTCTGCTTTGTAAGTACATTCCACACTGCGTCGACGTTTGCTGGCAATTTGACTCCGCGCGGGCCATTCGGTGTATCAATCAGGAAGGACAGTGCTGTGATATGCCCGTCATTGTCGTAATCCTGCATGATTTTCTTCGCACCATGTTTGACGAGCTGCCCCTGAATCTCACCAAGCGTCGCAAACACATCGACCTTCGTCGTGTAATTCATGATGGGCATGGTTTAATCCTCCCCGGCCGCAATAGGAAGTGGCATCCAGTGGGTGACATAATATCCGGTGAGTGGAGCATCTTCGATTCCCAGAAGAGCATTGGCAAGGACTTCACTTTCTTTATCTCTTCCGATGTGCCATATCTTTTGTTCGGTGTCAAAAACTGCGGGCGAAACGAACTTCCTGTCATACGGTTCATCTGTGAATGGATTACTTACTGACTCAATGACAGTAACAGTGCAGCGCACCCACCCATATGCAGCTTTAGCCTTCGGAAGGTCGTCTTTGACACTGATCCACGCCGGCATGTGGTTCAGCAACTCGTTATATGCCGTTGTTAAGGCACCTAACGATTTGTCTAGTTCCGCATTATTAGCCGCAAGCCTCCCAATTTCATTGGCTGCAGCTACTGCCAGCGAGCCGCCATGCCGCCTAAGTTCCTGCAAAATCTTTTGTTGTGTCATTTTTCAGTTCCTTTCATCAATTTCGTTCACGATGATATAGTTGACAATGGCATCTACGCACTCCAACACCACCCTCGATGCCGGCGTACTGTTCCATGTTTTTGCTGGAAACCATGTAGGGTTCAGCCCCGCATATTGAAAAATCTGTTTACTCAACGTTTCTGCCTCATCTGCGCTCAACTTCTCCACTTCATATTGAAGTGGGAACCGGCGAACCAGCGCCGGGTCAAGTTTGTCAAACCGATTTGTGGTTCCGATGACAATAACGTTGTTTGGCAGCCGGTCCATCTCCTGCATAAGTGCAATGACGACTCTATTCATTTCTCCGACATCTTGATCTTGCCCACGTGCCAAACCTATGGCGTCGATTTCGTCGAAGCAAAGGACACACGGAGCAGATTTCGCATAATCAAATACCTTCGCGACGTTAGATTGCGTAGATCCCAAATGGGAATCTACCAAAGATGAAAATCGTACATAAACAAACGGCAGTTTTGCCTTATGTGCAATATATCGAGCCAGCTCCGTTTTTCCGCATCCGCTCTTTCCGTGAAGGATAAGAGCAGGCAAATAAGATAAACCCATTCGAGAGAGTTTGTCCGCTGCCCGATATACATTCAGCAGTTTCTCGGTGATTACTTTTTCACCGTCTCGCAGAAAATATTTCCGTTCGGGGAAGATTTCTGAGTCTTCTGCTTCCAGAAGTCCTTTCAGATTGGGCGGCAGTTCTAAAAAGTTTTTCTGCGCCTCTAATCTGCGTAACATTTCCGCCCGGAATCGCTCGTCTTTTTGAGTTTTCGTTTCTTCCAGAATGATTTTTGCCTGTTGCCTTGCGTGTTTGATATCACCATCGCAAACGTAACGTAGCAGGATTTTTTCACGATCTGTCATTTATACCTCTTCTCCCATTCCAATCCTCCAAACATAGTCATTTGCTCCATGTCCGGTTTCTTTTTCTGCGCCGCCCTCCGTTTCTCAACCGGCCTGTATTCCCGTTCTGGGTTAAGAACGTCTATCGAGCAAAATTCGAAGTGCGGGCAGCGGTTCATCCGCGTTATCTGACGGTCAGTTCGAATTTCGTCTTTTGGCTCGCACCAAATCATGTCATCACCTTGAAGATAAGCATTTACGCAGTAGCGACAGTATTGCTTCATGGATTCTCCTCTCGCATTTTAGGTCTCTCTAACGGTTTAAAAATTGTAGGTTGGTGCGATTTACGCCCGTTTTCTGCACTCCACACACACCACATCACGTCCATAAGTGGTGCGCCTCCGTGTTCTTCCTTGAAGTAGAAGTTCGGCCTCCATGTAAGCGGCAGCACATAATCCGGTCGTACCTCTCGGAACAATCTCAGCCTTTTTGATGCGTGCCAATATTGTGATTTCAACAGCATGGCGAACGGATGAACAAGCTCGTTTGCGTGGCGAATAAACTGCTCCGAAAGCGCAAACGGCGGATTTGTAATAATCCAGTCACACGGCAGCCATAGATCTGCGTTAGGTGGACCATCGACTGCTAAGAAATCTGTACCTGTCATAATGTCAGATTCATAAACCGTATGCCCATGCGTCGAAATTTGCCTCGCCATATCACCTTCACCAGCTGCAGGGTCCCAAACACGGAAAAATGACGGAATATCTAGGAACCGTAAAAGTGCTTCTGTGACATCTGGTGGGGTAGGATAAAGATCTGTCGGGCGGCGATCTCGTTCACCATTCCCACCGATCATCTGCGTCGCTCGTAAGCTCTCCATAGCTGCACCCCGTCACTTGAAAATGACCATTGCGGAGAAGAATTGTGACCAGCCGTATCCAGTTTTTGTAGCGCAGTGCTGATATTGGATTTCGACTTCCTCATTGTTGTAGCCCTCAAGCACTGCATTTAACTCACTTGTAAGTTCCCTCTCATCGCTTGCAGCAAAAATTTCAACTCTCATTTTTTCTCCTTTTTGTTCAGCAGGTAGTCGGCGCGAAGCGCCCGCGCAAATCCGGTATCCAGGGACTTCCCGTTGTGTGTCGGTGTCTTATCCAGCGCCGAGCGGCAGAGCTCCAGACATTGCTCGCAGACTGCGTAACCGTATGCAGGAGGATTTTTGCCGCACTTCTTACAGAGTGAGACACCATCCATAAGGATTCTTGGTGTCGTGCCGTTGCGGTAGTGGGAAGCATTCGCGGCCCGGCGCTGCCTCGCTGCGCATTCTGAGCAGGTCCTATAACCTGGGCGCGGCTTTCGCTTTCCGCAAAGCGTACACAAACCAGCAGCAGCACGTTTCTTTGCCGTCTCGGCCGCTTTGGCAGACTGTTTTGCAAGCCTTTCCTTCGACGGCCGGTAGTGGCTGGCGAATGAGTCGTTAATGCAGTCCGGATATGGACATGTGAAGCAGTCGCTCCGTTTACATTTCATCTATTTTCACCCTTGGTATCACGGCGACGCACTTCCCTAACGGGATGCCAACAGGTTCTTTACTCCATACAGGGAATCGCATAACGGTAAGTCCTCGGCAGATGGGTTCTGGCACCGCACATACATATGCCTGAATTTCGAGCCGTACTGTACCGTCTTCATTTTTGGACGTAGATACCCAGTCATTTGGAATGTCCCTATTCAGTTCAAATTCACACGTCGCTCCGGTCATGCGTCCGTTGAGCAAAGTCGCATCGGTGTTGGACTTTGAAAAGACAAGCTCCATGAATCGGGAAGCAGCATAGCGCTGCGGAAGAGTATCGCGCTGCGGAAGAATATCGCGGCAGTTTTGGACATCTGACCATGCGAAAATTCCAGTTTTGTCCGCAAATGCTATCCTGTTCATTTCGTTGCCCCTCCATCCCACAGGAGCGGTTTCCCTTCAGCATCGAACATCACGCAAGCGCCACCGTAATTGCTAATCAGATACATCACGTTTGTTTCGGTATCTACGTACACGGTAAGAGGGGACTTGTCGGCTTTGACGACCCGTTGAAATCGTTGCTGACTGTGCTCCACTACGGTTTCTGTTTTGGTGGCGTTCTTATCACATTCACCTGCCACCGCAAACGCAACCGAGACCACTAGCATTGCTATAATCAATATCACAAGCAGAGCGACTGTCCTTACGTAAATCTTCTCACTGAGTTTCATGCGGATTCCTCCTGATCGTAGATCGTGCCACACCGATGAAGCTCATTCTGGTCGTCCACCGTAAGATTCGTGGCGTACCGTCTGTCTTTGCAGTCCCGGACTGCAAATGAGGCATCTGCCGTGGTAAACTCAACGGAGTACAGATGATTTGGAACGCCTTCGACGCTCAAGATGTCACCCTCGAAGATTTTCTCGCCATTTCTGTCAACAAGCCCGATGTACTGTCCGACAGTTTCCGGAATGACCTCTACCGCCGTATTGAACGGTTCCCCGTTATCGATGAAGAATTTCCCCTGGCACGGACGGCCACTATTCTCTGCGCGCCCAATCAGATATCCATACACCCACTCGCCGCTTCCTACGGCTTTTCCACGAAACAGAATTTTTCTCAACTATGAATCCCCTCCTGTTAAATCATCCGACCTCTTCGCATTCGTCCATCCGGACGTTGACGCGCTTTCCATTTACGTTGATTACGTACCCAATCCTGTCTGGATTGCCCTGCCCTTTGTATCTCTCCGCCCGGTACTGCTTCCCAACAACCGGCCGGCACACCGGAAACAGGTCAATCACTTCCGTCACTTTTATGTCAACCATGTCATGAGGCAGTTTTCCGCGATTGTTCATGTCGTAGCTCTGACGCACGCGCCCATTCGCAATCCGCCATTTGGCCGCGCATGTATAAGAGCAGAAACTATGCGCCGCAGCTTTCTTACCCCGTTTCCTCGTAACAACCGTTCCGCAGTAGTCGCACGCAAAGGTGATCTTAGCCATCTGTCTTGGCTCCTTTCTCAAGCCTGTCAATCATCTCGGCCGTACAATCGACGCCGCACATCAGAGTTCCGATCTCCCCTGTTGCCTCCAGCCCGCGCTCTTCAAACCAATCTTCCAGTTCCCATCTCAACTCATTCGCCCGCGCAGCCATGTCCGCAAGCTTATGCAGTTTATATCTGATTCCCAGTGGAATTTTCATCTACCCAGTTTCCTTTCCTGTGAAAAGATCTCAAACGACGTTCCCGTCTCGCCCACTTTGATTCGCCCCTTGCAGAAGATCCGCAGATATCCGCACGGCAAACAATCAATCGACCACGCCGGCAGCGCCATCTTCCGATAATCGCACGGCCCGAACCATTCTCCATGGCCTCCAATTCCCTCCAGCTCCAGCGTCTCCGAGCACCCGGACAACCGCACGACCGGTTCATCCCCAATGCACCCCACAAAGTCCATCACGCCCCACCGGCTGAAGCAGTTATCGTCTCCATCGACCGGAATGATGACCAGACTATCGAACGCCGGACTCTTACTATTGAATCTCTCCCTGCGAGGGACCGCCTCGAAGTCTTCCTTCTTCATTTCTCGAATATCCATGCTATATTTCGCCTCCCTCTATTTTCAGCATACTCACCCCTCCAAACGATTTATGTCATACGGTTTTACTTCGAATAGTTTTAAAAACTCCACGTTTCACACGAAACGCCGAACTTATAGTGCAGCTTCGCCGAACCGCAGCCGCTACCCACCTGCTACCTATCTCAAATATTTTTTCTTACCGTCCGTAGGACACCTGCTTCGTTGCCGTAAGGCAACCGCGCAAATTTTTATTTTTGGGGTATGCCCCTATTCGATTCCAATTTTTTGCCCCAGGTTTGGAAAATACCCCCCTCCCCCTATGCTGCATATAAAAAGAAAGCGCCGGCCGAAGCCGACGTCGTATGTTCTTCATTATGTGTCCGTGCAGGAGCCATCTCCCTTCGGGGTTTTGAGCCAAGGCAGGGATTGCAGGGGCTTTTTCTATTGATGAGCGGTTTTTCTTGGCTTGGGGTGTCGAGGTGTGGAACGCCTGGGCGGGAGGAAGTGCTATACCCTGTTCTGAAAATTGGGGCGCTCCTGGACTTGTAAAATGGGGGGTATCCTGCAAACCGTGGCGGGAATCCTGCATTTCTCGCCGGGTGTCGTTTCCTTTACTACCTGTAAAGGAAACGACAACGGGGTTATTTTGCAAGATTTCCGTCATAACTTGCAAGAATGCGCACTTTGGGCGGTCGTTTGTGTGACACGTCCGGCCCGGCGGGCTTGGCTGTCGGTCAGGGGCTGACGCGAGAACCGGCAGGGGCTGGGGCTTTGCCCGGAAGTTGCCGCCTGAACAGACGGACGCCGGGGACACTTTCCCCGTCCCCGTTGTGCTGGGTCCTTGCGTTGGTGAAGATGATCTGTTTGATGGGGTGCGGCTGTGTTGGTTGGTGTCCTGTGGTGCCGGGCTGGTAGGTGGTGCAGGTGGTGGAGCTGGCTGGGATGAAGCTATGCTATAGTGTACTATAGAACGCCTGGGCAAACAACGCACGCGCACGCATGACGCGCGGGCACGCATACGCGACGCGGGCGCACGCGCGCGCGTATATAATATAGAGTGGCGGTGGGAGCATGTGCGGGGCGTGGTGAGGCTGTGCGGGGCTGTGGCGGGGTGATGGATAGGGCTGCGGGGCTCTGGTGACGTGCTAGGGGCTGCGCGTGCCCTGCGTAGGCGGTTAAGCCTGCGCAAGGTAGCGGGCGCGGATCTTATCGATTCGGCGCTGTATTGTGCTCTTGCTGGTGCCAAGGGCTGCAGCAATGGTGCGGACGGTGTGCCCGTCTGCCAGTGCGCGGACGATCCGCCGGTCGAGCTCGTCGACGGCTGCGGCCTCGATCGCGGCGCGGGTGATGGCTGAATCTTCGGGGCTGGTGATGGGGGCGGCGGTGACGCTGGGCAGCATATCAACTATACTCTGTGCGTTGTCGTCGCCGTCGTTGTTGTATCTGTTGTCTGGGATTTGGCAGCAATTCGACGTGTGGCGGTACTCGCTGCGGGCGATGACGTGCGCGGCCTGGGTGCAAGCGGCGTACAGGATATGGGACAACGGGCGCGGCTCGCCGCTCTGCTCGTTGCGGGTGAGGGCAGGGGCAACGCGGGGCCATGCGTCAGCGGCGACGGTCTGCGCGTCGTCCGGGCATTTGATCCACGCGGTATCTGCTGCGCGTCCGGTGGCCTCGGCGCGGTGCTTGACGGTCCACGACATGCGGATCAGTGCGGTAAACTGGGCTTCTCCGTCCATGTTGTCCCACTCGCGGCGGGCTGCTGTGGCGGCTTGGGCGGCTCTGTGCGCCTCTTTCAGGCAGATGGCAAACTGTGCGCGGCTGCGCGTCTCTGGGAACTCTGCGACGGTGGCGCGGTACAGGCTCCACGCCTGCCGCATGATCTGTGCTTTACTCATGGGTACGATCTCCTTTATTCGTTTTATTTGATGGGGCGGCTGGTGTGCGTCAGCCTGCCGGGGTTGCGTCGATGACTGCGGGGCCGGAAAACGTCAGCTGCACGCGGTCGCCTCTGCGGTAGTCTCCGGTATCGGTGTACCATGTCCAGCACTCGCCGCGCGTGTCCTCGCCGGTTACGGCGTCCGTGTCGGCGCTGACGCGCTCCACTGCTACGATCTGGGCCGGTGCGGTGTCCGTTGCCTGTTGTCCCTGCTTGGGGCTTGTGCAGGCGGTCAGGGCGGCCAGAAGGGCCGCCGCGCCTGTGATGATCTGTATCCGCTTCATGTTTTGCTCTCCTCTCCGACGGTGAACTCTCCGGCCCATGCGCGGATGATTGATCCGGCCTCGGTCACGGCGGTGATCCAGCCGCTGACGTTCGCGGCCTTGCGGCAGCGGATGACGTGCCCGCGTCCGGCGTTGTAGTCGATTCGCAGGCCCTCGGCGGCTGCGGCGCGGATCTCGGCGGGCGTGTGCCATTGCGGGCGGTCCGTGGGACTAATGTTGATTGGTAGCATGATATTCTCCTTTCAGTTCTCGGTGAAGTACCGGCGCAAGGTGGAATCTTCCGGGCTTTCTGAATCCAGCCACGCATTAAACGCGCTGGGGTTGCGCTTTTCGAGTTCATCCATGATCCAGCCGCGCGTGATCGTGGTTTCCGGTGATGTGCTGAGGAATTCCGTTGTTTCCCACGCTTTCAAAAGCTGTTCGTTTGTCAGTTTGGCGATGATTGCCGGGGCTGGTGCGGTTTCGTGTTTCACTGTTCAAACTCCTTTCAGGTTGTCCCGGCGGCGTGTGCCGCCGGGGTGGTTGGTGATTAAATGATGTACAGGGTGCCGTTGATCTCGGCGCTCACTGCTTCCTGCTGCATTTCTGCTTTGATCTGCTGGGCCAGCGTCAGCACGTCCGGCAGGCGTTCGCGGAGCTGGTCGGCGGTGCAGGCCGCGTAAACGATGGTCACGGCCTCGCGGATCAACCCGGCGGAATCGCTCAGCCAGTAGCCCGCGCTCGGTTGGGCGGTTGCGCCGCCGAACCAGCCGCAAAACTCGCGGGCGACGCGTTCAACCTGCGCGGCGTTGTCGGTGGCGTGGTTGATGTCCTGCGTGCCGGGGACGTAGAGCGCGACGCGCTGCGGGAGCTCCAGCGCGCCCGCCTGCTTCATGATCTCGGCGGTGTCCTGCGCTTCCTGCGCGGGTGCTTCCTGCTCCTGCGGCGCGGGCGGCGCGTACTTGCTCATAGCCTGCGCAAGCTGGTTGATGTGCGCGGGGTGGATTTCTGCGGGCTGGTAGATGTTCTTTGCTTCCAGCTCGTCACGGGTCGCGGCGGTCTCGATGGTGGCGGCCCACTCGCGGGAGCTGGGCCATATTCTGCCGTCCCACTCGCCGACGGTGTTCACGATTTCAGCGATTGCTTCGCGGGCGGTATCGTATCCGATCTGCTCCACGATAGCGGCGACGGTCTCGGCGGGGGTCCGGTCGCTGGTTTCGCTGTAGATGTTTACCACGGTTTTGATGTTCGCGCGGGTGGTCTTGATCTGCTCGCGGCGGGCGGTGATCTCGGTTGCATTCATTTTCATATTGGTTTCTCCTTTCCCTTGCGGGGCGTTCGTTGTTTCATTTGATGGCTTGATTATAGTATAGGTTCAACCGTATGTCAAATTGGTTAAAAAGTTATGTTTAACCGTATCATTGTATAAGTTTAGCCGTATTCATGTGTGAAATGTTAGGATTTCTCCGTTTTTTGGTCAACCGTATGTAAAAGTCACGATTTTATGAAAAAATCGCTAAAAATTAACCGTATATTTTGTGCATTCTGCCGATGGTACAAAACAGCCCGCGCCGGTAGAATAAAAGGCAAGAAGCAAACGAAAGCGAGGTACATTAAATGCCGATTGCAAAGAATCCTAACGGGGCCCGGACCGACGCCGAGCGCCGCGCTCAAAACAAGTGGGATCAGGCGAACCGCGTGACGCTGGGCGTGCGCGTGGGCAAGGCGGACGGCGAGGCGTTCCGGGCGTGGTGCGCGGCGCGTGGTATCACAGTTAACGCGGCGCTCTCGGCCTATGTTGCGGAGTGCCTGCGGGGCGACGCAGACGGCGGCGCAGCTCCTGCGGCCGAGATTTTCCAGGCGGCGCAGCCTGGGCAGGCGGCAGGCGGTGAGGGTCTGACGCTTCCGGCAGACGTGGCGCGCCTTGCAAGTTTGGCGTCAAATCTTGCGGGAGATCCGGACGCGCTCACCTGGGCGCGCCGGGCGCTGGAAACTGCGGCGGCAGCCGAGTCCGACGCATTCGAGCGCAAGCAGGCCGCTTTATCTTCGTTTGAAAAATTCAAGCCTGAACAGACGGCTCCCGGAAATTCTGGGGACCTACCATCTGAACAGGAAGGCCCGAAAACTCTGGGAGACTGACGGCCTGAACAGGGACACCGGGAAACTCCGGGGCTGATGGACGGACACCGAAAAACTGAACAGAACGTCCGGAAAACTTCGGGGTATAGCAGCGCTTGGCGAAAGCCGGGCGCTGCTTTTTGCGTGTTGGCGGGACAAATAGTAAATCTGCGTAGATATAAAGATGAAAGCAAAACTCACTGAATGGAGGGTCATACAATGACGAACAAAGAGATTGGAAACGCAATCCGCGCGACGCTGAAGGCGGAAGGATATGCGCCGCGAGATTTTTCCGTGCGCGTCCGTGACTGCGGCTACAGCACGAGCGCGGACGTGACGATCAAGAATCCGGAAATCCGCCGCGCAAATGTGGAGCGGCTTCTATCCAAATTTGAGCGCGTCGACCGCGACTATGCGACCGGCGAGATTTTGGCGGGCGGTAACTGCTACCTTTTTGTGGACTACGAGCGAGGAATCTTCGACGCGCCAGCGCAGGAGATGGCCACGACGGCGGTGGGGATTCTCCGTGAGGATAGCGAGTGCATCCGCATCTTCGATGGCCTGTATCTCTGCAATCGCAACGGACGCACGGAGCTTCGCCAGCAGAACGACGCAGGGAACTGCGCGTGGCTGATTGGCGGTTTCTCGCTTCTGAACGAGCTGTGCGTTGCCATGTACAAATACGCAAAATTCGGGACTATCGCGCCGTAATGGCGCAGTAGCCCCGAACGGAACAAACCAAGGAAACCAAGAAAACCAGAAAAACCAAGGGAAATATTGAACCGGACAAAACCAAGAAAACTGATGGAATCAGGAATCGGGAAAAACCAAAAAAAACTAGCTGAATACCGAAACCAACTAAACCGAGAAAACTAGTGGCTTCCGGAGTTGAAAATTTTTCTTAAAGTTCTGGGACAAATCAGAAAACGTTGTAGAACTAAAGGTAGAACATCAAAACTACTTTTTGGAGGTACGGAAAATGAGCAAGCTTTACTTTATCGAGACAAACGGCGGCTGGTTGACAGTTGCAACAGACGAAGACGGCCGCGCCTGCTATATGCGCGAGGATGGCCGTGAAGATGGATACCCAGACGCTGATCCGCGCTGGGCCGAATCAGACGCGCAGGAGCGCGAGACGATCGCCGAGAAGTGGCTGCGCTCCATTGCAGACTGGAACAGCTTTGATGACCTGTATGCGAACTGCGACGTACAGAGCGGTTTCTGCGGCGTTTACACCGTCGAGGACTTCAACGCAGATCTGGAAAACGGCAGCGACGAAATCATTGCAAGCATTGATTTCTGACATGCTGAAAAATTGGGGGCGAGAAATCGTCCCCATTATTTTTTTGCTATCGTTCGGGACAAGCGCTGATTTTCGGTAGAAATAAAGATAGAAAGACAAAACAAATGGAGGTACTTACTCATGACAAACGCTGCAATTATTCTGGACGAATCCATCCGGTTAATGAACGACGGCATTCTCAAAGGCACGGGCCGTTTCCTCGACGTGGTGAACGAAGACGGCAGCACATCGAAGCTTGAGATTCCCGAAGAGATCCATACCTTCAACGCCTGGAAGCAGCGCGGTTTTATCGTCCGCAAGGGTGAGCACGCCGTCGCGTCCTTCCCCATTTGGAAGTACATTAACGGCAAGCGCAAAGAAGCCGAAGAACCGCTGGATGGCGACGACGAGGTGCGCGGCTACTGCCGACTGAAGCTTTCCCATTTCTTCACGGCGGAGCAGGTGCAGCCGCTGACCGCATGAGTCGATCTGCTGAAACGCTGGGCGAAATTCGCCCGTCGTTTTTCTGTTTTTCGCCTCTGCTGAATCAATTTGTTGCCTACCATAAAAGCAGAAAATTTCTTGATTTTCTGGGACAAATCCGTTTTTCCGGTAGAAGTATAAGTGTAAAGAAAAAACAAAAAACGGAGGCGCAAAAATGAAACACTATTACAAATCCAGCGGCCTGCAGATGTTCTTCACCGGCGCGGCCATCGCAGTCATGTTCATAATTATCCTGTGCGCGGACTCGCTCATCGAGTTCATTCTGTGAGGGGGCGGCATCATGCAATTCATTGCGAACTACGACGCAAAAAACGTCTTCGGCTGTTTTGAGAACGTCGAGCAGCACGCCCTTGCATTTTCCGAAGAAACCGCCGCGAAACTGTTTGATTCAGGCATGAAGATCTTCCGGGGCGACGCGAGCACATTGAACGCCCTAAAGATCTGTTTCACTGGTAGCGTGACGGTCTGTATATACCGCGAAATCGCGGATATTGACAACGGCGTTTTTCGCGTCCGCGTCTGGGACAGGCCGAACAGCTACGACGAAAAAACCATGAGCAGGCAAGCGCTCAAAAAAATGGTGCTTTTCAAAATTTCGCAGGAATTTGCAGAGCCTGCCGAGCAGTCGGCGTAACCAGAACAGGAGGAAAACCATGTTATACAGCGAGATTATCCGTAGCATCGACGAAATTTTAAGTTATTTCAAATTCCACAACAAGAACCTGACAAATACGCAAATTGAAAAACTGTATGAACTGCAAGATCTGATTCACGAACTTCGCATCACGCAGGAGAGAAATAAATGAAACGAAACCAGTACCGCAAAACCTTTGAATTTTTCAGCACAGAACAGCAAGCCGCCGTATTTGTGGCGGCTCGCAAAAAGCAGCGCCGCAAGGCGCACATGACGCCGTGGCGGTCCGCCGACGGCAGAGAAAACAAGTTTATCGTCTGGTATTACATCTGAGGGGGGGCAAATCATGAAGGTATTCGTAGTGGTTCATCATTGGGACACGCCCGACAATGAGGGCGTGGAAGTCCTGGGCGTTTCCTCAACGGTAGAGAAAGCCCGTGCGCAGATCGTGGCAGGTGCAGGCGAAACCAGAGCAGAATACGACGAAGATTTCTGGGACGAGGATATGTCGTGGGACGAACCCATGAGCATTCACCTCGGCCGGTGTGGACGCGACTATCTGGAACAGTCCACGGTCTACAGTTGGGAAATCTCCGAGCAGGAAGTTGAATGAAAAAGTACCGGCGCAGCGGGACAAATGCCACTGCGCCGGTAGATATATAGGTGTAAAGAAAACCAAGAAAAACAGGAGGTTTCATACAATGACGCAACTCGAAATTTTCCAGGAAATCGCCGACGCTGTGAACGCAGCAGCCGGTTCCAAGAATCCCAAAATGACCATCGTAACCGAAAGTGAGTTCGGCGGTGTGTACTTTTTGCACATCAACGCACATTCCGCAGATATAAAGCCTTATGCGCAGTACAAAGACGCGCTGACGATCTACTTCAAAAAGCGCGGTGGCCGCTCAGTCTATGGAATGCGCTTCTATGGTACAAAGCCCGTAGCAATCTTCTCCGGGTGGAAGGAGACAACATGGGAGCAGCCCAGAAGCTTCCTTTGCTTTGACAAGAATATGTTCTACGGTCTGGTTGATGGCTTCCCGAAGGAACAGAAGATTTCCGAAGAATCCGAGCGCGTTCACCTGTCCGAGATTCAGCAGAAGGGTAAGGTCTACAAGGTTGTTAGCATGAACCCGGATGACCCGCAGCCACGCATGATTGTCGAAACGTATGAAACTGCCGAACACTTAAAAAAAGCATTTGAGACTTCCGGTGAGTTCCGCAGCGTATCGTGCCGGGCAGAATTGCAGGGCGCGCCGAAGCTCAAGAACTTCTGCGGGCCGATGTACGATGGGGAGGACGATCAGGGCCGCGCTGTTATCCGGTACGAGTCGCAGGAAGTCTACGATATTTTGAGCCTCTAGGTTTTTTACGTAGGCTGGGACAAAACCGCTTTCCCCTGTAGATACATAAGTGTAAGCGAACGGCATTCCCGCCCCGGAGGTTACGAGGGCAAAGGAGAATATCATGCACATCATCGGATTTACCATCAAGCAAGCCGGGCAGGCAATCGGCAATACCCCTATCCGAGAGCAGGCAACAGGGGCAGCCAAAGCCCGCGCCCAGCAGACGCGATTCCCCGTTTCCGTCATTGCCCACTGTGACACTGGCAAGGAGATAGAGGTCATCTTCCATCCTGATGGCACCAGCGAACGGATCAGAAAATAATCGACGCCGCCTGACCTACCGGGCATACGGGGAGAAAGGTTTTACCATGAAAAAAATTATCGCTTTGTTTCTTGCCGTTATTACTGCCGCTGCTGTCCTCTGTGCAGCACATAAGCCGATCACCACATACGCGCACACTGCGCTTATCACGGCACTGGACTATGATACCGATACCGCAACAGTCACCGGCTACTCTGGTCTAACGTGGACGTTCTCCGGCTGCGAGGACTACTGCGTCGACGATCTGGTTTCCCTCACCATGTCAGACAACGGAACCAAGGAAACTGTACTGGACGATGAAATCCTGTCCGCCACCTATGCAGGGTATCTCCCCTATTGGTACATTTATGGCGGCGACGGATATGCTGCGTTCAATGGAATTGAGAAGGCGGGAAAGTGATGGAGATATAGATATTCCGGACGGCATAGAGAAAATCGCAGGGAATCAAACGCTTCCCTGTTTTTTCTTTTTCTGCGGGACATTTTCTTTTCTCACAGTAGATATATAAGTGTAAATAAAAAGCCGCCCAGAGGTCACGAGGGCAGAAAGGACATAACATGGAAAGTCGCATCAGGATTAAGGCAACAATGCCGGAGATGTACACTTTTTTCAAGGAAGAAACAGGTGTGCGATTTATGGAAATCCACGATATGCGGTATTCGTCAGATGAAATCGACCACATGCAGGCAGCCGAACGCAGCAAAACCGTATTCGAATGGCGTGTAATTCTTCGGCATCCCGGAGAAAAAACGGCACTCCGTGGTACATTTACGATTCCCGGCATAAAGAAGAAGCTGGGAAAGTTGAAAGCGGAGTGCAAAGTTTTTTGATACTGCATCCGATGAACGATTGCGGAGAACTACTCGCTCTTTTCTTTTTTATATTTCTCGGGACAAATTGAGATTTTCAGTAGATATAAAACCAAGAGGACAAAACACTACAGAACATGGAGGAAATCAAAATGTATTACATTATCAACCGTGAAACAGACAAACTCGAACTTTACTTTTCGAAGGAAGAGTATCAGGCCATGCCGGACGAAACGAAGTCCACGATCAGAAGCAACTTCCTTTTCTCCCGTCGTGGCGGCTGCTGGGTAAGCCGTGCAAAGCGTCCACACCTTTCCTATGTTGAGCGCATAGCAAAAGACCTTGGTGCGGAGTATCAGGGCAAGACCGGCGAAGAACTGACCTTCGAAGAAAAGATGGAACGGCAGGCAGACCGCGCAGCGGCCAGAGCGGAGCGCATGGACGCACGATCTGACGCAGCTGCGCAGCGCGGCGAAGCCCTGCAGAAGCCCGTCGAGAATATGCGCGGCGATATCGCGTTCTTCACGCAGCCGAACATCAACACGTCCGCAGGCCGCGCGTTCACCCGGCAGCGCGAGCGCATGTTTGCGGCGTTCGACCGTGGATTCGAAGAGTTCAAAAAATCAGAGTATTACGCCCAGCGGGCGGAAATTGCCCGCAGAACAGCAAATCTGGAAAATTCCAAGGATAAGGCATTCTGCGACCGTCGAGTGAAAGACGCGCAGAAGAACATCAAGGCCATCCAGAAAAATCTCGACCACTACCATGCCATGCTGGAATGTGACGGAATGGGAGAACAGCAGAAGCGCTTCGATGGTACGCCTATCGAGCGTGCAGAGATCGAGCGCTGGATTGAAGACACAGAAGAACGTCTGGAATCCGAGATTTCCCGCCTCTGCTATTATCAGTCCTGCATCGACGATCTGGGCGGCGTGCAGTTCAGCAAAGAGAACATCAAGCCGGGCTACGTCGTGAAAATCAAACATTACAACGACTGCACCGTCCTGCGAACCGGCCCGAAAAACATTATCTATCGCACCCCGAACGGATTCAATCTGACTGCCGCCTACGCCGAGATTCTGGAAATCGTCAAAGCAGAGGAAACGATAAAGCCGACGCACCCGTTCAAGGTCGGCGAGGAATTCACCGTCAGCACCCTTCAGGCCGGTGCATGGGTTCCGGACACGTGGGAGGTCATCAAAGCCACGGTTGCAACCGTCACGTTGAAAAACCAGGCTACCGGTAAGACCGTCAACAAAAAGCCGCGAATCGGTTGGACGAGCAGCGGAGAGAAATGGAAGATTTCAGTCGGTGAATACTCCACAGACATCTGCAAGGACCTTGAAAAGTAAAAATATCTACCGGAGGCGGGACAAAGTTCCCGCTTCCGGTAGATACAAAAGCAGAACAGGAAAACCAAGAAAACTGGGAGGTACATAAAATGGGTTGGACTTGGCAGTGTGCGAAATTTTACGATAGGAAGGGTAACATCGACCGCAAAGCAGAGTGCGACGATCTGTACACATGGAACAATGAAGAAACCGGAGACAAATGCCGCGTTTTGAAGTCCGCAATGGTGGGCGCGACGTGGTACGGTGCTTGTGAGAGAACCAGACCCGGCCAGAATCCATACGTTTTCGCTGGCGTGTGCCTGACGAGCGTAGACAGCCGCGAATACTACAACTTTGGTTACAAGGACATGGATGAATCTATGGGGCCGTGTGAACGTGAGTGCCCGGTCTCCATCCTGAAACTGCTTTCCGCACGCGATGACAAATGGGCGATTGAGTGGCGTGCAGCCTGCCGGGAGAACGCAGCGAAAAAGTCTGCTGCCAAGAAAGACCCGAACAGCCTGCAAAATCTCCCGCTCGGTGCAAAAATCACAGTGCAGAAACGTGGCCAGGGCATCGTGCTCGAAAAAGGAAGAATCAGCAACCGTAAGAATCCGGTATGGATTTCGCGGGCTGAGAATGTGTACTATCCTCTGTCCCACATCAAGCGGTACGGCTACACACTCTGCAATCCAGCCTAAATTTCCAAGTCATGTAGAAATTTCAGAATCCACATGTTAGAATGGGATGAGATTGGGGGGTTGCCGATGTTCTACAAAGCCGGCGAGTACCGGATAAACCAAGAAAACGAATTTATTTCCGCCTCGACTGGATTGCCGCTGAAACCAGGCGATCTGGTGGCGCTGGAGGCTTTCTGTGACGCGAATGATATTTCGCCGATAAAATCCTATGGGAGGAAAATCGTTTCACAGAACCGCGAGGTAGTCGTTGTGAACGGTGTGAAGAAGCTGTACAAATCTGCCGTTGTTCAGATTTGAATCATCTTCGTGAGGTCACGAAATAGATTGCAAGCAGGTTGCAAGTTGGTTGCAACATTCCAAGCGGTAATAGGAAAATAGCACGCGAAACGCACGGAAAACACACGAAAAACGCACGCAAGTTGTAAGCAAGTTGTAAGCAAGTTACCATTTCCGCGAGGTCACGAAAATGGTTGAGAACCAAGAAAACCAGAGCCATCCACGTTCGGACGGTTCTGGTTTTTTGTTTGGAAATGCGGGACAAATGCGGATCTTGCGTAGAAATACAAGCAGGCAAAACATTAAGTGCCCCGCATTTTCATGCTCTCACGATATTGCTCGGCATCCGGCAAATACTTAAAGTCCACTGTTTTGTCATAGTTTTCTCGGACGACTTGCTCGATTTCCTTTAGGCTTACATGAAAAAATTCTTTTCTCCCATTCACCATATTGACCCGTTTGTCCGCAAAGGCATTGTGAAGCGCTGTTTCCAGTTTCGGAGCATCATCTGAGAAAATCAGCGCATGAATATCGAATCTAAACGGAACCGATGCGCCTCCGAGTTCGTCAATTCGGTCTTTCGGTTCTAAGCGTCTGGTCATACCTATTTTGTAGACACCTTCACCGAATGCCCCGATGTTCGATATCACATAGACGTACCCGGCTCTCTCATTTGCAGCGCGATAATCCACATCCTTTAGCGCCTTCTCCAAATCAGAAATCTCTCCATTGACGGCCTCAATTTTTTCTTGGATAAGCTTCTTCCGCTCGTCATTCGATTCGCTTTCCATTTGCTCATTCAGGCGCTGCATAAGGTTCTCGTAGTGAATATGTTCTTTTTCGATTCGTCTACGTTCTTCTTCGATTTCCTTTTGTACTTTGAGATTTTCACGTTCAATTTCTCGTTGCTCGCGCGCACGTTCTTTTTCTTCCTGCTTCTTGCGTGCGTATTCATACGCAAGGGCAAGCTCCTTGTGTTTAAGCTCCAAAAACTCAAAGGATATTTGAATGGCATTCACAGCATTTATCCCGTTGATTTTTTTGTAAATCTGGTCTATCCGTTTTTTCATGCTATCAAAATTGTTGAATTTCACTTTGTCGATAGCATTTTCACACTCTGTATTAAAGGACAAAAGCGCAGATTTTATGTTGTCTTCAATCATCTTTCTGCCCTGTGACAGACTTCCATTTACCTTCCACTGCGTGGAACAATTTGCCGCGACGCCTAACCGTATCATTCGCTTTTGATTCTCACGGCAGTTTTGCAGCTCTGCTTTGTATTCCTCTGACGACGCAAAGTCGTACATCGGCTTATAGAGGCCAAATTCCTGCATCAGTTTTTCATCTTCAAGTTCTACGACCGCCTCTCGCAGTTCTGCCCCTTTGCCAGCAAGTTTTTCGATTTCTTTCTGTCTTTGCAAAATGTCGTGTTCAAGTCGAGATTCTTCATTTTTGAGAATTGCAATGTGTTCTTTCGCAGCAATGATCTGGCCGTGTTCATCGGTAAAAGCATTTTCATAAAACGCCTTGTCTTGTTGTAAGGACGCGACACTACTCTGCAGTGCCGATATTTCCGAACTCTGGGAATCTGAACGTTCCTGTAGTTTTTTGCGCTCCATCTCAGATTTCTTTAAAGCCAACGTCAAATCAGCGCACTCTTTGGCTTGTCTGGAAACTTCTTGTAACAAGTGTTTTTTCTGCTGGGACGCCTGATTGAGTGATTCAGATAACTCCGCGACTTTTCTTCTTAACTCGTCAGCTTCTTTCTGTTTCGCTGCAAGGTTGTCCTTTAACTCTTGTACTCTGAATAAATCCGTAACTCCCATTTCACATCAGCCTCATCAAATTATAATAAAAGTATATTGACAGCATCATTTTATTATGCTATTATTATGCTTGAAAGGAGGATATTGCATGGCACGACCGAAAGAGAACACTGAGCGGATAACCGTTTTCTTCCCGGCGGATGCACTTGAAAAAATGAAGGAAGAAGCTAAACGCCGTGGAATGACCGTAAGCGGATACGTTCGTTTTGCAGTTCTTGAATATCTCCGTGAAAGCCGAGATAAATAAAAAATCGAGCAACCGTAGCTAAGTTTGGCGACCCACTACGATTGCTCTTGTGCCAAAACCGCAGGGGTTTTGTCTATTCAAGTATAGACGAAGCGCCCTGTAAAAGTCAAGCACTTTTACAGGGATTTCTATACCCTTTTTCAGGAATTTCAGAATAGTTTTAAAAGCATCCGCAGCCCCTACAAATTTCGAACATTTCGCCTATAAACGGTATGACCTAATTCATTTGGAGGCCGAACTATACTGAAATTAGATGGGTATTGCCACCAAACACGATTAAAGGAGAAAAATATGAGCTATTTAGAAACGATCAACAACACCAATATCGCAATCAAAGAGTATCAGGGGCAGCGCGTCGTCACGTTCAAGGATGTTGACACAGTGCATGGAAGACCGGATGGAACCGCGCGGAAGCGTTTCAATGACAACCGTGAACACTTCATCGAAGGCGAAGATTTCTTCAAAGTTAAGTGTTCTGAGGTGCGTCCGTTTTTCGGACAGACCCCGCCGAACGGTTTTAACCCCGATGCAGACATTGTTCTCGTGACTGAATCTGGCTACCTCATGCTTTCGAAGTCCTTTACAGACGATAAAGCTTGGCAGGTACAGCGGCAGCTTGTGAAGGGTTACTTCCGGGCAAAAGAAGCCGTGCAGCTCTCCCCTGCCGAACAGCTGCTTGCGCAGGCGCAGCTCATGGTCGAGCAGGAGCGTCGGATCAAGGCTCTGGAAGCCAGTAACGCCGAAAACGCACGGGCAATGGAGACGGTCAAAGACGCCATCGACATCATGGTAGCGCCGCCCGTAACGGCTGGCAACTGGCAGAGCCAGATGAACCGGAACGTCCGCGCATTCTGTATGCAGACGGGCCTCGACTTCCACGAAACGTTCAGACAGCTTTATGCGGAACTGGAAGTATCGGCCGGTGTCAAGCTTGGTGTCCGCGTTAAGTTCGCACGCCAGCGTCTGCAGGTCAACGGCGCAACACAGACCGAGATCGCGGCCGTCTCAAAACTCAGCATTGTCGCGCAGGACAAGAAACTGCGAGAGATTTTCAACAGCCTGTACAACCGTATGGTTGCCAGATACACAATCAATACGGACAGAACACAGAATCGTTAAAGGAGGTAAAAACATGGCAGAAAGACGCATGTTTGCAAAATGCGTTGTTCAATCCGCACAGTTTCTGAAAATGCCGGTCGCGGCCCGGCTTTTGTATTACGACCTTGGCATGGCCGCTGATGACGATGGCGTCGTCGAAGCATTCACCGTACTTCGTACAACGGGCGCGTCCAAAGACGATTTGATGACCCTCGCAAGCAAGAAATTCGTTCAGGTCATAAACGATGATCTAGTTACGGTCATCCTTGACTGGAAACGAAACAACCAAATCCGTAAAGATCGATACCGCCCTAGCATTTACCGAGACCTGCTTTCTTCGCTTGGAGCGGTCGTAGAGGAGTCAGTTGTAACAGAGGAAAACGAAGAACGAGAGAAAACAGAAAAATGCCCATTCTGCGGTGGTGACGCATATTTGCATTTTGCGCAAAGCCGTTATCTCTTCGTCAAATGCGACGTCTGTGGCGCAACCGGAAAATCGTATTATCAGAACCTGACAACAGAAGAAATGGACACCGGCGAATGGGTGAAGACAACAGCCGCTGTCAGTGCAGTTCGCGCTTGGAATCGGAGGAACTGAAATGGAAGAAGAGAAGAAAGCATTTTTGCTTTACCATGAGGGTATCGACGATATCCTCACCCTTCCAAGGGAAAGCGCCGGTGCAGTCATTCAGGCGATTTACGTCTACGTGAACACCGGCGCACTGCCGAAAGACTTTACCCCGCTTGAAGAAATGGTTTTCCGGCATATGCGTCAAGGGATAGACCGCAATGCGGAGAAGTGGGAGCGCGAACGAAAGAAGCGGCAGGACAGAGCCAGAAACGCGGCCAACGCCAAGTGGAAGAAGTTCGCAGAGGAACACGGGACAACCACTGACGAACTGCAGCGCCTTATGGACACAGCTGCTAAAGCATGCAATAGCATGCAACCGCAGAATGAACCATGCTATAGCATACCAGAGCATAACAATGAATGCGCAAGCACGCCAAAGCAGGATATTTTATGCCAAAGCATGCACGAGCAGATTAAGCATAACACAGAAAAAAATAATTCTGCTAATAAAGTAAATGTAAGTGTAAATGTACCTGTAAGTGTAAGTGGTAATGGTAGTGTACCTGTTAGTGGTAGTGTACCTGTAAGTGTAAGTGCCAATGATCCTGTACCTGTTAAAGAAGAAGTGGGAGTGGAAAAGGGAAAGGAAGAGGGTGCAGGGGGAAACCATTGGGAAGAACCGCGTCCTTCGCGTGCTGCGCCGATGTTGCGTATGAACGCCGTGATCGTACCTGACGAACCGCCGAAGTCGAAGGACGGGTTGGTTTTTGGAAGCGAAGATTATATCCGGATATTTAACGAAGAGTCCGACCGGTTTGCTCTGCCGGGAGAGAAGCCGCGCTATTTTGCCGACTTGACCGGTCCAATGCTGGTCAACCTCGAACGCTGCGAGCAATCCAGGCTGCAGAGTGGCCGTCCGAAGGAACGGTCTTCCCTTGTGAGAGATGAACTGATCGCACATGGTTTTTGGTGAGAAGGAGGTTTTGCGCCATGAACAACAATGAAATTCAGAAGGAGTTGTCCCGTCTGACGAAGCGCTATGCAGATGTCGGGGCCACAGAAGAAAAAGTCCTTGAACTGTTCGAGGCAATGAAAATCCGTTTCGCTGGTCGAGGCGACGAAGCTGCCGTGCTGGGTGTCCGTATGTCGCTGGGCGAGTATTTCCACCGGGAGGAAATTTTCTCCCTCGATGATGTCTGCTGCATGGTCGCACGACCGAAAGAGGAAGTCATTGCACACATAATCGCGATGGGGCCAGAGGTCATGCGCAGGCACATTGTCACCGTAGAGCCGTCGCCATATTTGGTCGAATACCTCAAGCGAAAGCACGAACGCGAAAACCGGCAGGACGGCCAGCAATGATGTTTCCAAAAAGTGCAGAACCCGTGGGACAAATTTGGATTTTGTGTAGAAACACAAATAGGGGCCACACCGCCAAGTGGCTTTGAAAAAACTCTCCCAGACCTTAATCTTCCCTATTGACTTTTGGGGCTACATGAATTATATTGTATTCATGGGCTACAAGAAGTGAGGTGAAAACATGAGTCCACGCACTGGACGCCCGAAATCAGAGAATCCCAAATCAAACCCGCTTCACGTCCGTTTGGACGATAAGACGCTGAAAGTTCTTGACGATTACTGCGAAAGAACCGGCAAGAAGCGCACAGAAGCCATTCGGGACGGGATTCTCTTATTGGAAGGTAAATAAGAATCCCCCACGCTGTTCGATCTTGGCGGACTGACAGCATGAGGGATGGTGTCCACATCTTGCGGAAGATGGGGAGCGTAAATATATTACTACGCTCCCCGGAAAAGGTCAACCTTTTTGCGGGGATTTTTCTGTACATATGGAGAAATCCAGGAAAAGTAAAAGGAGAAATTTTATGAATGAATTGGCGAAAATTATTCCCATCAACACCGAAAACCCCGAACGAATCACGGTCTTTGCCCGTGACCTGCACGCATTCTTGGAAGTCGATACGCGCTTCAATGACTGGTTTCCCAGAATGTGCGAATTTGGTTTTGAAGAGGGAAAAGACTTTTACTCATTTTTGAGTAAAACCCAAAACGGCGGTAGACCGTCCAGAGACGCAGAACTCACTATTGATATGGCAAAAGAAATCTGCATGTTGCAGCGCAACGAAAAGGGCAAAATCGCGCGCCGCTATTTCGTCGAACTTGAAAAGGCGTGGAACAGTCCGGAGAAGGTCATGGCGCGGGCTTTGCAGATTGCAAACAATCAGGTAAAGCAGTTACAGGCGAAAATCGAAGCCGACGCGCCCGCCGTGTTCTTCGCCGAAGCCGTAACTGGCGCGGACACAAACATCCTCATCCGTGATATGGCGAAACTGCTTGCGCAAAACGGCGCAGACATTGGTGGGAACCGTCTGTTCGAGGTTTTGCGCCGGGATGGATATCTCATCAAGTCGGGCAGCGATTACAACATGCCCACGCAAAAGGCCATGGAACTCGGCCTGTTCTTCGTAAAGGAAACGCCGCGCATTGCCAAGGAAGGAGCCGTCATTGATCGGACGACCAAGGTAACACCGAAAGGCCAGAAATATTTTATCAACAGATACGCGCCGAAGAAAGCGCTATTGGAAAATTGAAAAACGAAAAGGAGAAGCAAGAATGAATATCAAAGAAATCTATGAGCACACACAGAATGTCGACGGCTGGATTCTCGGCATTGATGGCAGCGCAAGCCCGGTGGATCTGAGCAATCCGGCAATCATGGCCGGTGTCGGGAAATTCCATGTGAAGACGATCTATCCGGAATTCGACGACGGCAAAATCATCGTCGAGCTGGACGTTGCCACCACGGTTGAGACCGATTAAAAAATATTTTTTCGGCTTCCTCGCGGCACTTCGGCTGCGACAACTCCAAATATTCTTCGACAAGTTCCGAATTTTCCTTCTCTTTTGGAGATATCTGAACTTCTTCGACAGTTTTTATATGACCTAAATCATTTGGAGGCATGAGTATGCTGAAAATAGAGGCAGGTAACAAACGAAGCCAAGCAAACAAGCAAACAAACAACAACAGGAGGAAAAAGCAATGACAAAAACCGAATGCGCAGTCTATGATCTGCTCAAGGAAATCGGCGTACCGACTCACAAAAAAGGCTACGCCTACATTCAGGAGGCAGTCACCAACAAGTACGATGGCAAGTACGAAGACTTCTCCATCACCGGGCCGAAAGGCATCTATTGCGACGTCGCAAAGAAGTTCAGGACTGAGGCCAGCCGGGTGGAACGTGACATTAGATCGGCTATCGATTACGCGTTCAACTACGGAGATCCCAAAGTGCTGTACGGCATCTTCGGAAACTCCATCGCTCCCGGAAAGGGAAAGCCAACAAACGCCATGTTTATCTTCCAGTGCGCAAAGGAACTTGAGCGGCGAAAGTCGGCTTGACAGAAAATCCCCGCAGGCAGCGGGACAAATGCAAAAACTCGGTAGAACAAAAAGTGCAAAGCAAATGCAAAATCAAAATCAGAAAAGGAGATCAGCCACAATGAAGAAAGAAAAATGCGCCGCTCTGGTCTATGTCCCGGAGCTCACCCCGGAAGATGTTTTCAGCCACCTTGTGTGTCACCACGCAGACGTTGTACGCGCCAGAAACGCGCAGCGGGCCTACAAGCGCCAGGTTGAACGCAAACACCGCTGTATTGCCTCTATTGTGATCGTCGTGTCCTCGCTCGCTACGGCCGCCACGCTGCTCATCACGAGTGGTGCCATTCACTTCCTGTGATTGGAGGCCGCGCGTGTACAAGTTGTATGACAGTTATCCGGACTTCCCTGCCCTCGTCGGCACGTTTGAAAGCGTCGACGAGGCGCGGGAAGCCGCACGGAAGCTAGACGAAGCAACGGGCGGGAAATTCTTCCCGAGACTCGTCAAGGATGGAAAGGTCATTCAAGATTGGGGGTATTGAGGAATGACGTATGCGACACTGGAAATCATCGCCTCTCTTCTTGAGAAGGAGAAGAACATCCGGGAAAAGGAATGCGAGCTCCTGCGCGAGAAGCTGAATTCTGCGCGCGGCAAAGCGGAAGACGCGCCAGAAGATGACGAACTCTCTCATGTAGCAGAGTTCGCCCGAGCATTGTACGAAAAGGCCAGAAAGAGGCTTCTCAACCATGAACGCGCTTATGAGGACTTCCTTGAGCATGATTTTCGATAGGAAATTTATTTGGAAGTGGGACAAATCCATTTTTTCGGTAGAAACATAGGTGTAAGACAAAACACCATACAGGAGGCCAAAAACAATGAAGAAAGTTGAGGAATTATGGAACGAGTTCGGCGATGTGCCGATGAACCCGGAAACAGAGTGCATTGAGGAAACATGGAACGGGTTCCCAGCCGGAACAAATCGGGAGGAAATTTGGCACTGGTTCGAGGAAACATTCGACGTTCGCGTCGCTGATCTGATGTACGGAGGTATCTGAAATGGGACAGCGTTCACAGATCTATGTCCGCGCGTCCGGGCAGCTCATCGTTGCAAACTACTATCAATGTAACTATGCCGAGCGAATGATTTCGCGTGCTAGATACGGCATTGAGTGCATCGATTCGGTCAAGGACTACAGCCACTGGATTTTTCTCCGCGACGTGAACGTCGAACATTTGCGCCGTATTCTGGACGTAAACTTCGACCTCAAGGACCACCAGACTTCGAGCAAGATCATCGAAGAATGGAAGGACGTTTTTCCAGACAAGCCTTTCAACGATGTCGTGTTCAACTGGCAAGACAATAACGACGGTCAGCTGTTCATCGACTTCACGAAAGACGGGAAGATCTCTTATGCGTTCCGGAAGACGGAAGACATGACGTGCGAAAGCCCGATGTCTGCTGCCGAATACATGGAATGGGATCGTCGGAACTGGCTGGATTGCGAGTCCATGACGAAGGCTGAAAAAGCCACCTGCCGCCGTAACATTGCAGCTATCGATAAGATGGCAAGACTTATGACCGCAGAGGAATTGAAAGAGTTCGTCCATCATGACTACGGGTACAAATCCGTTCAGGAGGCAGACTGACATGACCTTTAGAGATTTCTGTACAGGCTTCCGCGATTACTGGCCGAACTTCGTTGCAAAGCACTGGAACTTCTCACAGTGCAGAAACGGATACAGTGCCGGGTACACGCCGAAATATCCAGAAAAGACAGCAGCGGATTTCGACGTATTTTATAACACTTGCGACGGCTCATGGACACTCTACGCTGGAACAGCGTGCGTCCCGATTATAAGAAGGTTTGAATCCTTCGACAAACTTGCGAAGCAGGCTTGTGAACCCGCAAAATGCCCGTAAGTTCCCGCAAGATACCCGCAAAAAACGTAGATTTTCCGGGACAAATCCGGAATCCAGGTAGAACAGTAAATGTAAGCAATCACACAACAACAATTATTTTATGGAGGTAAAAACAATGGCAAAGGAAACCAAGGAAACCAAGGAAATCAGACGGTACATCAAGCTCACGTTTATCGAGCCGGTGCTGGGTACCTGGCCGAGCAACGAGAATGTTGCGCGTGACTTTATCGCGTCCAAGGCCCCGGACGCAAGCACGATTGAGGATGAGGTCGCAGCGGTCGGCGTAGATGCCGTCGCAGACAAGGCAATGACGATCTTCCCGCGTGTCGATGGTAAGCCCGTGTTCTATGATTATCAGATCAAGGGATTTTTCAAGGACACCTGCAGTGCCCTGGCTCGTGCGAAGTACACGAAGTCCAGCACACTGAAAGCGTATAAGAAGGTCATCGACGGTATGATTTTCCCATTCCCTCGCGCGATTCCCATTGATGTCCATGGCGAAATTGGAGAGTGTCAGCGTCCGCTTCGTGCGCAGACCGCACAGGGCGAGCGTGTGAGCCTCGCAAACTCCGAGGAAATCCCGGCCAAAAGCACGATCAAGTTCGGCGTGACACTCGCAGATCCTGCGCACGAGGCGTTGCTGAAAGAATGGCTGGACAACGGATTCTTCCGTGGCCTCGGTCAGTGGCGGAATTCTGGCAAGGGTCGCTTCGTCTACAAGATGCTCGATGAGGAAGGCAACAACCTCGGCGGAACGGAAGAAAAATTTGGTCGCATGACGGAGGAAGCGAACTTCTTCCCGGAGGAAAAGGCGGGCTGATAGGCCCGCCGAACGGGGCAATGGAAATGCGTCGCCCGGCCCAGCCTGGATTGGCATCGCAAAGGAGCAGCACTGCTCAGCGAAGCTCAGCGCAGCAAAGGAAAAGCGAGGTAGCGCAAGGCGTAGCAACGGAGAGGTGGAGCGCCGCACAGTCAAGAACTGCATAGGCCCGGCTGAATTCTGTTTTGGGACGTGAAGATCAGCGAAGGCTTCGCGGGGCGATGCGTATCTCAGCAACGCAAAGGAAAAGCGGAGACTGGCGTAGCGCTGAAATGGAGCGGCTGGGAGATGTTTCGCATAGTGAAGGCGAAGTATTGAGAAGCAGTGACCAGGAAACAGCCCACAAGCCCCTGCCTTTAGGCATGGTGATAGTCTAAACATACGGTAGGGCGGGACACGCCCGAACCTATACGCTCGGGGAGACTATGTAAGACGCCACTACGGTGCAACGGTCGCTGAACTGAGAATCCCTCGGCTTTAGCCGTGGGGAGTGTCAAACGCGATGGCTGGGCATCGAAATGAGTCGCCTTGATGCGCCCGGAAAAGCAACGGCATTGCAGGGTGAAGCAACGCGTAGCGGAGGCAAGGCAGAGTGCAGTCGTGCTTGGTATAGCAAAGGAATGGCAAAGCAGTGCACAGAAATGCAAGGGTGAAGGACTGAGCTGCAAAGCATTGTTTGGCAATGGCATTGAGATGAATCGAAGCGCGATGGACTTGCTCGGTACTGCGCAGCAAAGGCTCTGTGAGGGTTAGCTTTGAGACGCGAAGCAATGGCGATGCACCGAGAAGCCGGGAGAGGCCAAGGAACGCAATGGTTCTGCACTGCTTTGAATCGCAACGGCGTCACATAGCATGGAAACGCATGGCGAAGCAAAGGCAAGGCGGAGAGTAGCTACCTACTGCTGAGGAATGCAAAGGATTAGTTGAGAAGCGAGTAGCCACGCAAAGGTAAGGCTAGGAAGGGCTAAGCGTAGCGACGCATCGGCACAGTGTATAGTGTGGCCGGGCGCTGCAATGGCAGAGCGAGGCGTGGCCTTGCGGAGAAAAGCAGTGGCGAAGCAACGCGAGGAAAAGCAAAGATTAGCAACGGCATAGTACAGTATCGAATGGTCGGGTTATGCAAGGGAATGGCGACGAGTCGCACGGACCGGCACAGCGCGGCAGGGCATAGCAGAGGCATGGAACTGCGAGGCGATGCACGGGTTTGCGAAGGGAAAGCGGTGCAAATCGAAGTGCGGAGCGGCAACGAAAACGTAAAGGAATGCCACGCAGTGTGATGGATAAGGATTGCATGGGAACGCTCTGAAACGCGAAGGTGAGGCGTGGCTTGGTAAGGAGATGAGCCGCGCCGATATGCAAAGGCAGGGAAGGGTAATGCAAAGAAATGCAACGGATGAGCAAGGATAGGCACAGGGCAGCGATGTCTGGCAATGGGAAGGCGACGTCCGGTAACGTGACGCGAGGGCTTTCAACTGTCTGCGAAAAAATTTTTTGATGTCTATTGGGTGCTAAAAACGCTCAAGGAGACGTTCGCTCTGCATAATGTTCTGATACCGCATATATTTCCGAACTTACCAGAACATTTTAGCTAAAAACAATATGACCTAAATCATTTGGAGGTCCGAGTAAAATAAAAAGTGTAAGGGGGATTTCAAGTGGCGTTCCCAAATGGATATGAAAAGTTCCGCGAAGCGATGATTGCTTACGAAGACAACCTGAGAGCGATCGGGCGCGCAGAAACAACAATCGAAAACGAAGAGCGGATTTTCAAATACTTCTCCGGCTTCATGCTGGAAAATGGCCGGTGGGACAAGCGCGAAGAGAGTTTCATAGACATTCAGGCGTGGCGAGACCAGCTGCGGCGTGACGGGAAAAAGCCGTCGACAATTAAGCAGTATCTGAAAGTTCTGAGCAGCTTCTACAAGTTCGCCTCTTCCGCGCAGCTCGGAGACAAGCGCTGGTACGATCAGAATCCCGTTGGTGCCCTACTTTTGCCGGACACCAAAAAGCGGGACAAGCGCCCATATGACGAACTTCTCACAGACGAGCAAGTTCTTCTCCTGTGGCGGAACAATCCTCCGCAAAAGCTCAGACGGCCAGAATATTGGGAGCGGAATTACGCCATCGTCGTTCTGCTGCTGACTACAGAGATCCGCAACAGGGAGCTTCTGGCGCTCACGCCGAGCGACCTGGACTGGGAAAACTCAGAGCTGATCGTCGATCATGGCAAGGGTGATAAATACAGGTCCGTGGACTTCCCTCTCCTCGCGCAAACCGCCATGCGGATTTATCTGAATAGTGGAATCCGACCAGAGACTGCAGGAGACCATGACCCGCTCTTTGGGACAGAGGCAACCAGAGACTTTCAGGGAGCCAACAAAGGCGCGGAGTGGCACGCAGGGACGCGACAGTGGCTCTCAAACGTGGTCCGGCGTCATGTGAAATCCGTAACCGGTGTAGATGATATCCGATCTCACGACCTGCGGCACATCGGTGCGCGGCTTGACCTGAACAGCGGGATGAGCATTGAGGAACTGCAGTCAAAACTTGGGCATGAGTCAGTTTCAACAACACAGATCTATTCCGGCAAACTCACCAGCCGCAAGAAGCGACGCATGACAAAGATAGTGCTGGAAGAAAAAGACCGTCAAGCTCAAAGAAATATCGAACGTTTGGAGGTTAACGGAGATAATTTTTTCGGGCAGCTCCGGTTGAAGCAATTCCAGCAGCCGGAGACAGCGTAGGCAAAACCAAGAGAACCAAGAAAACGAACAGTCAGAAGGCCAGCGGTAAAAACCAAGAAAACTAAAACTCTCCGGGTTCCGTTCAACCCGGTACACGATGGGAGCAGGTGCGCGGGATAGCTCACGACCATACCGTATCGGTTCGAATCCGATTCCCACCACCAGCCGCAGTTTTTTCATTTGTTTTCCTGCGGCACGGCATATGGCCTCCTTTCTGATAAAGAAAAGCGTCACCCACGTAAGCGCAGACGCTCGCTGGAACATGTTAGAGATTCCGGTGCTCTGATTTGAGAAGATCAGCTGTGGGTTTCGGTCAAGAGCGCACCCGAAGCCGTGTAAAACGGGGTGCAGCACCCAGCATTGGTGTAGCGGTAGCACATCAGTCTTCCAAACTGAGAGCGCGAGTTCGAGTCTCGTATGCTGGTCCATGCGGTAGAGTGTAGCGCAAAGAAATTTCACAAGAAGTAGCGAGGATAGGCCGTCCACCGGATTTGCAACCGGTGTGCCAGAAAACTTGCACACGCTGAAGGTAGCTATGGACTGTATCATTTCTTCGGTCATGCGCGGCCGAGCACTCTATCGCAACCACATGGGCATTACGGCGGGCCCAGGGAAAGTTTTGAAGTTCCAAAGGCTTGGTGAAATGATATATCCGGCCATCCGCTCAATCTGTAGGTAGTGCAAGTACGACAGATTGCGAATTTAATTAGCTGGCTCCGGCTTAATGTGTGAAAAAACGGATGCGACCGATGCACCGGCGCAGGGCTGAAAAGTTCCGTGGTCAATTCCTCTTGGCTTCCAGACGGCTCGCTGTGAGGCGTGAAAGATGGAAGAAAAACCGGTGTGGCGACGCAGACCAACGGCGCAATGCCGCGTCTAGGCGTTGAGTAATGGCGGCTCTGGGGGCCAAGAGTGATTGGCTGTGACAAAATGGAGGAAACTTATGAACGGAGAAATAATTCCTGTTGTTCTTCTTGGAAGTCTCTTCTTTGTACTTCCACTTGTCCTTTATGTGGAATGCGAAATCAATTGTGATGTTTTCGGTGACGAGCACGACGGCCATGCACACCTGACTTTTGAAGAATTCTACGCTTACTATCTCATTTCCCCAAACAAATGGGATATCGATCTGGATTCGCTGTATTACAACAGAGGGGAAGATTTCATCCGGAAAAAGGTCACGTTTCTTCGTGTCAGAGACGTCATTCGATACAGAAGGTTTGCAAAAAAACGCCACGATCAATGTCTTTGTGAATACTCTGATATTTCAAAACTTGCCATCATAAAGGGCATGAGTGAAGATGCCGGAAAACTGCAAGAGTCCGCATTGAAAGATATCGAACGAGCAACCAAAAGGTACATAGAAATCGTTCGTAGATGTGTAGAGGTGGACCAAAGATGAGTGATAATGGCACAGCGTACTGCATCAGGTGCGGTAAGAAGACAGAGTATTCGATAAAGCTTCAGCGCGTGAGGGTGAATGTTTGTGGGGTGCGTTTCAGTTATATTGAGAAGGACCCCTGTTGCACGAACTGTGGAGAAAGCGTCTACATCTCGGAAGTCGAAGATCAGAATGTTGATGCCAGAACGCTCGAATTCAACAAAGCGAGGGAAAAGCTCAGACACAAGATAGATTCAAACGGAGGTAAATCATGAGTCTTAATATTCGTTACTTAACCAACGGCACAAAAAACGTCTACGTTGTTATCGACAGTCGCCCGATTACTGTCAACTGCTACGAAACGCGGGATGAGATTCCGGTTCAGATCCGGCACTATGCGCCCGAAGGAGAGCCGATGTTTGTCGGTCCTGACGGAGCGCGGCTTCTTTTCGCAATGAAGGCGCTGTATCCAGAGCTGATGTGCGAATACTGCGGAAAGCCCGGATATTCAGGTGCTGTTTGCATATTTGAATCGTGCGTCGAGCCGTGGAAAACGTGCAAGTACAGGTACACGGGGTCAGGAGCATGAACGATATCAGGTCGGTTGATTTCAGCGACGCGCAGCTTAAATCGTTCCTGTTTGAGGTGTACAGTGCAGGATTTGAAGCCGGATATTCCCGATGTACAGACATACACACTGGTTTCAGCACATGGTATCGTAATGTAATTCAGAAAGACAATCTGCCGGTCTATGCGGCACTTGACAGTACCAACAAGGACGTGCAGAATGCGATGGATAGCGTCCTCTGTATCAATCAGATTCTGTATTCGGGCCGCTATGAGTCCATCCGGCCGCAGATTGGATTTGCAGAAAAAGTATTGAAAGATTTCATCGCCGAAAGGTGTTGAGATACCATCCGAGTTTGGCTAGTTCGCACAAGCGTTCCGCTGTGTAGAAAATCGGAACCCATGAAAGTCCTCGTTGCGCTGGTACGCCAAACACAACAGCGCGGGCAAAAATCGTTGGTGAATATCGCGCGTAACACGCAACGTTGACTGCTGTTCAATAATTCGGGAAACAGACAAAGAGCAGGCTTGGTTAAAGGCTCATAGTGCGGTGACCAGGAAACAGCCCACAAGCCCCTGCCTTTAGGCATGGGGTAAAGGGCTGCAAGTCTACTTATTGTTGGAGATGAAACATGGGATATTCCTACAAATTTAGGCTGTACCCAAATACGGAGCAGGAGAACTTAATACAGCGTACTTTCGGCTGTGCTCGATTTGTGTATAACCACTTTCTCTCTGAACGCATCACGCAGTATCGAGAAACCGGGAAATCTCCTACACGTTTTCAACAGGACAAAGAATTGACGCAGCTGAAGAAATCGGTTGAGTGGCTGAAAGAGGTTGATGCAACCGCACTGCAATCTTCTTTGCAGAGCCTTGATGCCGCCTATCAGAACTTCTTCCGTCGAGTGAAATCCGGTGAAAAGCCAGGATTCCCACGGTTCAAGAGCAAGCATGACCACCGCAAAAGCTACAAGAGCAAAGCCGTTGGAACAAACATCAAAGTATTGGACGGTGCGGTCCAACTGCCGAAACTCGGCAAAGTCAAATGCCGTATCAGCCGAAAGGTTGAGGGCAGAATCCTGTCTGCTACGGTATCACAAAATCCGAGCGGCAAATACTTTGTATCGCTCTGCTGCACTGATGTGGAGATTGAGCCGCTTCCAAAGACAGGCTGTGTTATCGGCGTTGACATGGGGCTGAAAGCATTCGCAATCACGTCCGATGGAACGGAATATCCAAACCCGCGTTATTTAGCCAAGAACCAGAAGAAACTTGCCAGATTACAACGGCAACTCTCCCGAAAATCAAAGGGGAGCAACCGACGCGAGAAAGCGAGGATTCAGGTGGCGCGGTTACATGAGCACATCGCAAGCCAGCGCAGCGACATGATGCACAAGCTGTCAACGCAGCTCATCCGGGAGAACGATGTAGTCTGCATCGAAGACTTAGCACCGAAGAACATGGTCAAGAATCATCGCCTTGCGAAGTCCATCAGCGACGCATCGTGGGGCGAGTTCAGGCGGCGGCTAGAGTACAAGGCCGCGTGGTATGGAAAGAAAGTCATAGCGATAGACCGGTTCTTCCCATCCAGTCAGCTATGTTCCTGCTGCGGGTATCGGAATACCGGAACAAAGAATCTAGCGGTGCGGGAGTGGACGTGCCCCAAATGCGAAACACACCACGACAGGGACATCAACGCCGCGAAAAACATTTTAAGTGAGGGCTTGCGCCTGTTGGCCTAGCCAAAACACACGGTAGGGCGGGACACGCCCGAACCTATACGCTCGTGGAGACTATGTAAGACGCAACTACGGCGCAACGGTCAGCGAACCGAGAATCCCCCGGCTTTAGCCGTGGGGAGTGTCAAAGGTTGGTTCGGCGGGACGCCGCTGCATGAGCCTGCATACAGGGGTATCGCCAAGCGGTCTAAGGCATGGGACTTTGACTCCCATATGCGCAGGTTCAAATCCTGCTACCCCTGCCAGCCGCCCGTTGGGGTTCTCCGCGCGACTACATTTAACATGGGGAAAAATACGGCTATCCATTCACGCACGCAATAGAGTGATCGTGAATCGTAGCGGCCCCGGCTAAAGGCGCTGTACCCGCGGCGTCCAAGGAGAACGAGGCAAAAATGCAGCTATATGGGCCAGAAAACGGGATAGTAGCCACGCTGCAATATATGATGGTGCTACGAAGCTGTAGACGATGAACGCCTGGTAATACAGGACGGCTCAGCCGATAATGAATGAGTAAGATAGCGTCTACGGAAATAGGAGCTGTAGTAAATGGAGTGAAATTAACAGCCATCATATCCCCTGCGCTTGATGCGTGGGCTGCCGAAACCAATGCGTGTTTCGGCCAAAAAGGTAAAGGTCAAGCGGATATAGACCTTCGTAGAGACGGCACAAGTCCATTTTGGAACGTCCCGTTCAGCTTGCCGGGAAAGACTCACTAGTGGTCGAACTGGATGAATCCGCACTTGTTCGTAATGCTTGGGGCGAACTGAAATCCGCCAAGCTAGGCAGCACCTTTGGGAACGCTTTCAGGACTGCTGATACATAAGCGCCGGTGCGCAACCACCTAATTTGCCGTTGGTTTGCGCGCAAAACCTCACGTCCGGTACGTTAAGCCGGGATTGATGGGCCGTTAGCTCAACGGTAGAGCAAGCCGCTCATAACGGCTCGGTCGTAGGCTCGACACCTACACGGCCCACCATTCATTCTTGAGAAAGGAGGATTACACATGAACAAGGAAGAACTCGTTCAGGCAGTTGCCAGCAAGACCAACATGCCGAAGACCGCCAGTTTGGAGGCCATCGATGCCGTTTTCGCAGCAATCGAAGAATCTCTCATTGCGCACGAAGATGTCACTATCGCTGGTTTCGGCAAGTTCACTGCGAAGTACCAGAAGGCCAGAACCGCGAGAAACCCGGTCACGGGTGGACCGGTCGACGTTCCGGCAAAATTCTCGGTCAAGTTCTCGGCAAGCAGCGTGCTGAAAAAAGCAGTTGCAAAGTGAATCATGGGGCTATTTTGCCCCTCTACATAGTAAAATCACAGAAAGGATGCAATTTCATGTTAGATATCAAGATCCATCGCGGCGATATTTTCTGGATTCGTCAGGACTATAGTGCCGTTGGCTCCGAGCAAAAAAAGAATCGTCCGGCGATCATTGTCAGCAACGACAAAAATAATACATATTCCGAAACTGTAGAGATTGTTTATCTCACAACCGCTGAGAAAAAGCCCATGCCAACACACGTTGCTATCGAAACGATGGGCAAGCAGTCTACTGCACTTTGCGAGGCCATCTACACAATCGATAAGGAACGCTTGGAGAACTACTACTGTACATTAACGACCGAGGAAATGAAACTCGTTGACCAGGCTGTTCTCGTCTCCTTGGGGCTTACGGCCCCCCCTATTTGTACCGTAGCCGCATCACAAGAGCCAGAACCCGAAAAGGTCTGTGTTCCGATCAACCCGCCATTTGGTTTGGAAGATGCACTCCGCGCAGTGCAGAAGGAACGCGATACACTGCTTGCGCAGAAGGAGATCTACGAGAAAATCTGTGCCGCCGCACTGCCGCGTTGGCCGAAGGAGGTTGAGTTGGGCGCATGATTTATCTTGACCACGCAGCTACTTCTCCTGCGCTTCAATGCGCGAAGGTCGCCTTCAACGCGGTTTCAGCAACAATATGGGGAAATCCGAACTCTCTGCATTCCTTCGGGCAGGACGCCAGAAAGATGCTGGAATCCTCCAGAGAGAGTGTGGCGCGGTGCTTGGGGTGTGAGCCGGAACAGGTGTTCTTCGTTTCCTCTGCAACAGAAGCTTGCAGGATTGCAATCACGAGAATGACGGAATCATGCAAAAAGGTCCATGTAACGAAAGTAGAACATGCAGCCGTAACCAGCATGACAGACCGCAAGGTATATAGTGACCGCCGGAACGATAATCGTGGTTTTGTGCATATCCACACTAACAACGAAACTGGCGAAATATACGATTTGAAAAGTGCTTTTTCAGGGTATGATTTGACGTTCTCCGACTGTACCGCAGCCATGGGGAAGCAAAAAATCAACTTCCGTGAAAGCGGCATAAACTTCATATGTGGATCAGGGCATAAGATCGGCGCTCCGGTTGGAATTGGTGTTCTGATTGCAAAGAACCCAGCGGACATCACTGAACGTTTCCATTTTGGCACACCATCTGTTCCCCTTGCTGCCGCATTTGCATCGGCATTGGAGTTCCGCACCAAAGAGATAGATTTGTTTGCTGGCGTAACAGAATTCTTGCATGACCGCCTGATTGATGGTATCATGAATGAAATACCAGACGCGCAGTTCAACGGTTGTCCGTGCTTCAGGCATCAGATGAAGCAATCTCCGTACATTGCAAACATCTCTTTCCCAGGCATCGAAAACCACGCGCTTGTCCTGCGGCTTGCCGCTGATGGCCTGATGGTTTCTTCCGGCGCGGCGTGTTCCAGCGGTGACAATGAGCCATCTCGCGTGCTTCTTGCTTCCGGGTATTCTGAGGAACGTGCACGGTCAGCTATCCGTTTCAGTTTCGATTACAAGCTTGATTTCGATGCAAACGATATGGGCAACAACTACGGGTTGAACCTTGAACGCGATGCAAGAATCATCGACGAGGCCGTGAAGATCGTGGCTCAGAACGTGCGGGAAATGAGGGGTATATAATATGCCGCGCAAAAAGCTCAATTACACAGACAACTATTACAAGCCATTCCCCACTCGTCTTCGTAGGCTCATGCGTGGGGACGCAGGGAAAATCAACAGAACTGTATCGCAGCAAGAATTAGCGGATTATCTCGGCCTGAAGGCAAGACAGTCTGTATCTGCATACTGTGACGGTTCTGGACAGCCCAGTTGGGAGAATATCGCCAAAATCGCAGAATACTTCAGCGTATCTACGGACTGGCTGCTAGGTGTAACAAACATTGAAAGTGTTGAGCGAAACATTCAAGTTGCAGCTTCTACACTCGGCATTTCTGGGAAAGCTGCTGAGAATCTCGCAAGGATTTCAACTGAAACCGAAGATGATAACATATTTATTTCCCTCAAGAAATCAGCGGCACATGATGCACTAAATAGGATTCTGGAATCAGAAGATGTGCTTTGGGTTGCGGAAGCTACAGATCATTTGTTGGACATAGAAAAAGCACGTCCGCGAAATATACTTTAATCCACGCGGGACAAATCTGATTTCCCGGTAGAATCATAACTGTAAGCCCTCACGGGCACATCAAAAAATATAGGAGGAAAAACAAATGGCAATGGATATTCAGGATATGGTGGCTGCAATGCTGGCCAAGGATGAGGCTTTCCACGGAAACGAGCTGGTTCCCGCGAAAGTTGAGGTCTACAACAAACTCAAGGAACACGGAGCTGCGATTGCGAAGGCGCTGCGTACTCCGTGGCACGCGGACGATCTGGAGGTACGGGATCGGAACACGTTCGTCTACGTCGACTTCCCTCTCCCAGTCAACATCCTCAATGACAGCATCCGCAACCGCATTTCTGAAATGTACAAGCTGGCTGATATGGTAACGCTCGCAGATGTCAACTGTCGGCTGCGTATGACCTTCACGGTCGCAAACGTCTGGAAAGAGTGAGTGGATATTATGACGAAACAGGAACGCCTTATCGTATCGGCTTATACTGGCGTGTTGATGTGTGGCTTTTGGGAGTTTCACAACTATGTGGAACAGCTTTTGCAGCGTCCAGTTTTCACGCACGAGTTTGCAACGGAAGATGTGCAAAAAGAGATTAAGGAAAAGGCGCGGCCGGCATTTTTGATGTTATGCCAGGAGGATTAAGAGAGATTTAAATAGAGAATTGGAGGCAGCCATGAAGAAACTTTCAGAGATCATCCCCGGAAAAACTTTTGAGTTCGCAGGTGAGAGATTCGTTGTTTTGCTTCAGGGTGATGGCGCTACGCTTGTACTGCTGGCGCAGAGCGCGGAAAAGCTTCCCTTCAATGACAGAGCGGACATAGAAAAACTCAGCGATTATACCTGCTCTGATTTGAAGGAGCACATTGACAAATGGGTAGAAAAACTGCCGCGTACTCCCGAGGAAGCTGCAGCCATTCTCCCGTTTGAAGTTGACCTGAGTTGCCTCGACCGCGGTATGACTTATGGAAATATCACGGTCAAAGCAGCGCCCCTTACGCTTTGGCAGCACCGACAATTCGAAGACATAATTCCCGAAAACAAGGATGACTGGTGGCTCGTCACGCCGGCGGTCAGCACGCGGGTTCCCATTACGAACCCCGATGTATTCTGCCTTGTGTGGCGTGTCTGGAAAAGCGGAGACAGGGGCATTGGAGTTGCGTATATGCCGCAGGGCGTCCGCCCCGCCTTGCTGCTCAAATCTGATATCAACGTATAGGGAGTGAATGTATGGGAGGTAAACTCCACACGAACGTTGTCAAGAACCGCTACACATTCCTTGTTGTGTACGATGACAAAGATAATGAAGAACTCACGGTCGAGGCCGAAAGTGTAGGTGCAGCAGCGTTAATGTTGCCGCATCATCGGAGAGGCGCAGTGCTTTTGAACAGCACGCCATTGGAAGTAGAGGGCAATAAACATGGATGAAAATCAGGAAATGAAGCGGTTCGCCGACCGGCTCTGGGACTACTTCAAACCGAAAATTGAAGAACTGACAAGATCGAACATTTGGTATTTCCGGGCGCAGGTCACACGAGTGGCTGCAAACGGCAAGATCACCATTCAGCGAGCATTCGATAAAGAAATCGCTCTCCCCTACGTCTCCAGCATGGAGAATGCAGCTGTCGGCACGCAGGTCACTGTCTTCGTTCTCGGAAGCAGCATGACAAACGCTGTTATCGTCGGGGACGGGACGTTGAGCAATCTTTAAAGATTGGAGCGTGAAGACGATTTCTGCAGTTGTGGCGAAGAAAAAACCGGGAGGAATTAACCTCCCGGTTTTTTCATACCTTTTTCACGTATGCTTTGTAGACATAGCCTTCCTTGCCGGACACGGTTCTGACGTAGTACCAGCTCTTCGTCTGATATCCGTACCATGTGACCGTTTCTCCGTATTTCAGGACAAATCGGACTTCACTGCTGGTAGATGCGGATGCACGAAGATTCAATTCACTGGCCGTGACCTTCATCTTTACGCCGTTCGCTGCGGATTTATCCGTCTCAATCCAGTTTTCCGACTTCACGGGCTTCGGCTGAACGGCATGATTGCCATATTGCCGTTTGCTAAGATAGTTGCCCTTACCGCTTTTTAGCCAGATCGCGACAAATCCACGAAGCTTGTTGGGGCGTGCCCACGCAGCAGTTGGTGTGACGTAGCTGCTGGAAGCTCCGCCGTCAAGGTTGATTGCGAATTCGTACTTCTCAGCGACGAACTTGTTTGCAACAACGTCCATCGGGACCTGTTTCTCTGTGACGATGATGCCGAGCACCTTACCCTTCAGCCCCATGGCCGTCCGGTACTTGTTGCCTTCAAGGCCCTTGGGAACCGTGAATCCCTTCACACCGTTCTGGACTATAGCGGGGTAGCCCCCGACTGCATCGGGCGACGTGACGGCTCCACGGGCCTCCTGAATGGGCATCTTATAGTCCTTGAAGCCGATGAACGGCTGCCACCCTTGATATTCCATTGTTCCCTTGTGCTTTACGCCGGATGCCGGCGTGTACTTGCCGTAGTTGAAGAGTTCCGCATTGATGACGATATCGGGGAATCTGTCATTCCATGTAGCGCGAATTGCAACACTGCCGGTTGTTTCCCCTCTCGCGTCTGCCATTTTGATATGCTCAATTCGGTCAATACGGGAAAACGGGATCTCGGCGAAGATGCCACCTTGGAACTCAGAATACTTCACTGTCGTTGGGGTTGAAGAAGTTGACGTAGTGGGCTTAGAATCTTCGCTGCCAAGCACGTCCCACTTGGGACGGCCAATTCCACCGATGGAGGCAGAATTTCTGTAGTACCACTTTTTAAAAACGCCGCCGCCATTCGCAATCACAGTGTTGCTGCCGGAACTGGTGTTCCCCTCAATGGTATAGATCCGCGCATTATCGACCTTATACACGATGCCAGTGTGCGTCATGCTTCCAGGCTTGCCAAAGAAGATCTGGTCGCCTTCCTGCACTTCTGCGACAGGAACGGCCTTCCCTGCGGCTTTGTAGTAGTTATACGATTCCGTACAGCCAGCACCATAGCCGCCCTTCGGTTGACAGGTTGCTTTCATGCCGAGTGCAAGACCGAATGCCTTGATAAAGCACCAGTCCACAAACATATCACACCAAGGGAGTCCCTGCTTGGGGGCATGGTAGGTCCCCCATTTGGCATGGTCACGAGCGTACTTCGTGTAGTTGTTTCTGCCGGCATTCGCAGTCTTGCTGTCGAGCTCTGCGTTCGTCGCTTTTTCCAGATAACCCTCTTCAGTTGCCGCAATGTCGAGCAGCTTTTTCTTTGCTTCCTGAATGGTCATTTGATATTCCTCCTTTTGCGAGGCCAAAGCCCTATTCCTGACTACCGTTCGGTGTGCTGTTCTTATCTTCGCTCTTGGCGCTCTGATAGCCGAAGTAGAACGTCAGAACCATCACTATGATGGAATAAAAGTCCTTCGGTTCTACCTTGTCACGAAGTGCCATTGCAACAAACGCACCCGTGAGTACAATCGTTACGAGTGACTTGACCTTAAAAAGGTTCTCGATGATGACTTGCCACCAGCTGTTTTTCATAATAGTTTCCCTTCTCAGTCTTTAAGGACTGCTTCAATGATTCGTGCGGTTGCATCCAAGCCATGCTTTTCCGCCAGTTCCCGTACAAATATGAGTGCGTACTTGCTTCTATTTTCGTTCTTTGCTTTCCAGAAATAAAATCCGGTAGCTGCAGAAACCTCTACGATCCACCCGCAGAGTACCGTTGCAGCAGCTGCTTTATCGTCAGCAGCCAGGAAAATGACGATAAACACAACAAGCATCAGATACGAGAAAATGAGAATGCGTTTGCTCCATTCCATTCCTTTTAAGACACCACTTCCCATTCGTCCACTTCCTTCTTGATTTTTTCGATGAAAGAATTGCCCTTGAGTGCCTTGTATGCCTTGTACGAATATTCGAAATTTTCGGCTTCGTACTGGCGGATCTTTTGTGTGTCCTTATTCTTGTAATAGGTGTGCAGCATGTCAGAACGAAGTTGACACTTCATTCCGGCCTTGATCGCGCTATCCCCCATGACCCACTCACGGATTGGCTTAACCAGAACCACCAGTACAGCGCCAATCGTAGTAATCCCACCAAAGATGGTCACGATATCTTTGAAAGTTTCCATTGCTTTTCTCCAATCATTCGATATTGACGAAGCAAAAGAGAGCCGCGAACGCAGCCATCTTTTGCTTCGCTCGCGGCCCTCTTCGGCCCTTCTGCGCCGCCCTTTCAGCGCAGGACACTATGGTTTTTTATTTCACAGCGGGAGGTGGAATCCACTTGCCGCAGAAGAAATGAATACAGGCACTGATTCCGTATGCTGTGTCGGTGAATGATCTGCACAGTTTTGCTCCATGGTTGTTGAGCACGGGACCAATCTCACTCATCGTTTGCGCCCTTTCTGGCTTTTCGCCGTGTCACACGTTCAATCTGCCTGCTTGTCTTCTTGAACTGGGTTCCTTTGCAGACCCAGTACAAATTCGTTTCCTCAATTACGTCGAAGGTCTCTCCGGATTTGAGTTTGAGAATGTATTGCGCAGTTTTCCTTTCATTGACACTCCCCACGGCTAAAGCCGGGGGATTCTCGTTTCTACGACCGCTGCCTGCACCTGCGAGGTCTACGCAATCTCCACGAGCGTTAATTCGGGCGTGTCCCGCCCTATTGTTGATTTCCATAATGATTCCTTTCTACGCCATTAGGCGCATTCCTTCGTGCAAAATGTTCTTCGCGGCGTTGATGTCCCGATCATGACGCGTCCCACATTTGGGGCACGTCCACTCCCGCACCGCCAGATTCTTTGTGCCGATGTTCCGATATCCGCAACAGGAGCATAGCTGGCTGGAAGGGAAGAAACGGTCTATCTGTATGACCTTTTTCCCATACCACGCGGCTTTGTATTCTAACTGCCGTCGGAACTCGCCCCATGATGCGTCGCTGATGGACTTCGCAAGGCGATGGTTCTTGACCATGTTCTGCGGTGCTAAGTCTTCGATGCAGACTACATCGTTCTCCCGGATGAGTTGCGTTGACAGTTTGTGCATCATGTCGCTGCGCTGGTTTGTGATATGCTCATGCAGCCGTGCCACCTGAAGCCTCGCTTTCTCGTGCCGGTTGCTCCCCTTTGGTTTTCGGGAGAGCAGCCGTTGTAGTCTGGCAAGTTTCTTCTGGCTCTTGGCTAAATAACGCGGGTTTGGATATTCCGTTCCATCTGACGTAATTGCGAATGCTTTCAGCCCCATATCAACGCCGATAACACAGCCTGTCTTTGGAAGCGGCTCAATCTCCACATCAGTGCAGCAGAGCGATACGAAGTATTTCCCGCTGGGATTCTGAGATATCGTGGCCGATAAAATGCGCCCTTTGACTTCCTTTGAAACCCGACACTTGACATGTCCCAACTTTGGAAGCTGGACTGCATTTTCAAAAATCTTGATGTTGCAATTCGTCGTGTAACTCTGTCTATGGTCGCGCTTGCTTTTGAACTTTGGAAAACCGGGCTTCTCACCGTTCTTTACTCGGCGAAAAAAGTTCTTATATGCAGCGTCCAAGTATTTCAGCGCATTTTTTAAAGCGCACTTATCTGGTTCTTGTAGCCATTCGAGTTCCTTTTTTAGTGCAGTGAGTTCCTTGTCCTGCTGAAAACGTGTAGGAGATTTCCCAGTTTCTCTATACTGCGCGATACGCTCAGCGAGAAAGTAGTTATACACAAACCGGACACATCCGAAAGTGTGCTGTATTAAGTTTCTCTGAGCCGAATTTGGGTACAGCCTAAATTGATAGGAATATTCCATACTTTCACTGCTCCTCGCATTCAGTGGACTTGCAGCCCTTTACCCCATGTCTAAAGGCAGGGGCTTGCGGGCTCCTTTCAGCCATTTCAGCACCCCCTTCCTCACTTCGGCCAGCTCGTGATCGTCGCAATCGGGAAGTCAGCAACCGATACGGCGTTGATTGTCATTGTCCCGTTGCTGGTAAGTGGACGTGTGAATCCTTGAATCAGATGCCGTTCTACCGGTGAAGACGGTTTGTCCGTCCTAACGATTTCAACAAGACTGTTTTCAAATATATGCATCATCTGTATGCACTGAATTGATACTGCTTTCTGCAGAACTGTCGTTCTTTTCAGTTTCCACTCAGCGAGATCTCTGCACTGCGTCGTGGTATAGTATCCGGACGCAGTTTCCCGATAGGTTTTTCTACCTATGAGGTTGATGTTTGTATCGCTGCTCGGGTCAAGATTCTGCGCTCTTCCGGACGCCTGCGGATAGTTATCAGTCTGCTCGCCAAGGACGATATAGTCATTGAAAACCTCCGTGTTTTTGACCGTGTAAGTCGCACCAAGAAGCTGTGCCTCATCCATTGAGAACTGCCAGAGAATCGGCTTGTCCGTATCAACGATGTCATCCTGCGACGGTTCCATTCTGAATGTTCCCGTTTGGTCGTACCCTACCCATGCGTTTACCATCTCCGCCATGCCGAGTGCAACATCCGCGATTGTTCCGTCGTCGCTGTCTACACGCAGCGTGTATGGCGAGTCTGTCAGCGCAGCTGTCGTGCCATCCGGAAGCGCCTGCGTCTTCCCATTGTAGTAGTTCGTGAAAACCGGCGTCACATGGTCAATGGGGTATCCGTTGCCCTTGTCGAGCTTCAGGAGCGCCGCCACGGGTTCAAAGATATTCGTCCCTACCGGAACCTCATATGTTGCTTCAAGCCGCCCAAACAGGCTTCCATCAATGTATGCCCACTTGTCTACAAGCGGGTACGTCATGGTTCGAAGATTTGGGTTCATCGTCTCCTGCGGCTCTTGGATGTAAAAGACGCCCTGCTGGATGTAGTATTCCGAACCATCCGAGAGAATGAGTCCTTCATCGATTGCCACCTGCTGACCGAACCAGATATTGTTGACATTATAGTCATACTCGGCATCTACGTTCGAAAGCGTTATGCTCGCTGTCCTTCTCTGGCCGTTTTGCAGATTGCAGGTGATGCTTCCCTCTTGAATAAACGTGCCATTTCTCCGTCCGAGCGGATTATTATCGAGCGCAAAGGCTGTACTTCCGTCCGGTTGCAGGAAACGAATCCGACAGAGCTTTGTAAATGGCGTGCGCAGCTGCGCAAGATAGTCTCTGACTCGTTCTGCGTGCTCGCCAGCATAAACATATCCGGGTGTCGGATCAGGCGTAGGAGGCTGCGGCGCATTCTTTTGCCAAACCGGATAAAACGTAGCAACTGAGTCTGTCATGTATGTGCCGCCAAGGTCATATGCTTTCTCCCCGCCGTCCGTTGTGGCCCAACCGACTTGGGTGTAGCCATCACGGCCGAAGATGGCTCCGGCAAGTGTAAGCGGTTCACCTTGGTTTTTGGTCACAGATTGCGCCGTTCCCGTGCCGTTCATTCCGGGGAGGTAGGTTATGACATACGTTGTGGCTATCGAGTAGCTTCCATCATCGTTCTTGATGACCTTTGTATCTGATTTAACGACGAACGCAGGCCGGATGCCTTTGGATTCCGTCTGCGCGGCCCATCCGCCGCTACCGGCCGTATCCTGATACCAGACTGTCGTTGCTCCGGTATCGGGCTGCGTTCGTGTCCACCAGTTCGCCGCCGCCCCGTTCAGATAGGCAATGAGCGCTTCTTTGCTGCTGTTTTGTTCGAAATATTCAAGCTTTGCACCGTCGATTGCTTTTGCACACATATGGTATCACCACCTCCTAGAAACACCATGCCGCTGTGATGCCGTCCACCTCGGACGCGACGCTCCAGTCCGCTTCACCGCTCCATCCAGTTCTGTCAAAGCAGGTGGTGCTGTTGAGTCTCGGCGAGCGCAAATACCATGCGCGGTTTTTCTTCCGGTTCGCGGCCGTCTTGTAATACTCGTACTGCGTGCCCTCGCCTGGATAGGAGAATGTCCGTGTGCCCTGCACCTCGATCTCCGACAACAGGAACAGCGTGTCCTCCGTCGTGTCGATGGTCGAGCTGGCGCTGCCTGCCGAGGTTTTCTTCGTCACGGCTTTCATCGCAGCCACGACCTCTGCCGGCATCACCT